AACTTGATTTTCGTCTTTAAATGTAACAACTCTATTTACATTACCTTCTACCTCTACGCTAATATCAGAAACGGGTATACTGGTTTTACCTATGGCTACATTTTTTATATGTACTGTTGCATTACTAGATGTTTGTTCAAGTAATACATCCAATATATCTACATCATCTGTAAGAGCAACTTCTTGTTTACTAGTGTATATTTTGACATTTTTAAGTATTTTCCCAACATTGTAAGCTATTACTAGATCACTTGCTTGCAATGAAGCCATAACCTTGTTAGCTTTTTTTACCTATTTAGCATTTACTTACAATGCGTAGACAAAAATATATCATCAATCGTAAAAGTGGATCAAATCAACCAATATTGATTAGCATGCTAGATGTAAAAGAAGATAATCCTATTCGTAAACTCAACTACATATATCCAGGAGAAATTATTGAGTTAGATGAAGAAGAAAAGAATAATTGTGAAGCGATTATGGCAGATATAATACTTGTTCCTGTTAAAGCCGAAAATGTAGTATAATTTTATATGCTTGATGGATAAATTTTTGTGGGTTGTATTAGAAATCCGAGATAATCCTGTTTTATTTGTTTATATTTCTTTAATGTTGTTCCCTCTATTTCAGTGTCACTAATTTTAGTCATTATATTTTTTAAATTGTTTCTCAAATCCAATAATACAACATAATATCTTATCATGAAGGATAAATACAATATTGTTCCATATAGTGGAGACGATCTAACCAATCTACTATAACTATCACGAATAGTTTTAACAATCACGGATATATACAAAATCATTGTTACAGCAGCAAAATTGTAATCGCTATCATACTTGTCTGCTTTTGTAAGTATGTTAATACCATCAAGCAACAAATTTAATAAATCATCAGGTGTATAATCCAAATACAGTAAGAAGTAAGATATATTGTAATCCTTTGTTGTAATAGCAGATTCTATAAAACTATCTATTGTCACATCAGAACTAAGTTTTATCTGAGCATAATTTTCATCAAACAAAACTTTTTGTTTAATAAGCTTTAAGGTTGCATAGGTTCCAGCCCTAAGTCCTATCAGAGTTGCAATATCTGAACTATTTAAAGTTATATTTAATCCATGTTTTGCATAAAATTGCTTTATGTTTGTGTATAGATTGTTAACAAGAGTTTCACTAATATCGTTTGCATTAACATGTATGTCAAATACATACTTGTAAAATTTCTTGTTTATTTTTTGATTTAGTATGAGATCATTCAAACTTCTTACTCCTAATCTATTTATCAATACCAATAGCTTGTTTCTTAGCTTAGATGATATTGGCTTTTGCTGTGCAAGCATAAATTTTGTGCTAACCAGTAAGCAACTACCAACATGAAGCAATATTTTTATATAGTTGACTTGATTAGAAACATATATTGTTCAAGTTGTAGTAATGAAGACTCAGATAATATTGATTGTTCTGTTTTAGTTGAGAACATACTATATAACAATCAAAAAGACGAACTTTTACTTTTACATTTAGGTTTTACCAATAATATTTGCTTGAATTCTACAAACAGTATGAGTACAATTTGTGATTCAGTCTATGAGATTAATAACAGATTTTTGGAATACAAAAAACAATTTTATGATTTTCTAAAACAATCCTATACCATACATACAGATGCATTCATATGTATAAATGATAATGTAGAAACATCAATTTGTTTTAGTCCACAAAGAGTAGATAAATATGTTTATGATTTGCTAGATTATATTGAACAACATAATAAACAGATGGCAACTATTTACAAAATTTTATACTTGATGTTACATGAGATTAATAACAGATTTTTGGAATACGAGAAACAATTTTACGAACAATCCTATACCATACATACGGATACATTCATATGTATAAATGATAATGTAGAAACATCGATTTGTTTTAGTCCACAAATTTACAGGTCTGAGTGTTTAACAGGTGGTTCTTGTAGAACTCTATTGGATACAATAGGATTTTATGATCATGTTTACACTAACCTAATACGATCTCCGTATTGCGATAACGCTATAAGCGGAGTTAAGGATTTACTAGTAGGAATTGCTATTCTACCTGAAACGATACAGCCTACCATTACAAGAGATCAATACTTACAATCCTTGGAAGCATTGCTAACAAATACGCCATCAGGAATAACTATAACATTTGGTAATGTCTCAAATCAGTTAATTGAATTTCTAGCTACACTGTTTGCTACTAATCCAAGAGCATACATATACTACACAACTTCATTTGACATAGAAGATAATAGATTAACAACTTTTGCAAATGAACTATCAAATAACCTATCTACATATCTTGATGAGAGTCATCCGTTATACAGAGATTTGTTAGTAGTGTTATTATCCACAAACCTAGCCTAGCAAAAAAAGAGATTTTTTTATATTTTTCTTACTTTTTTGTATTTTTTATCTTTTATCTTACCATAGCGTATGAATGTGATAGTGTATATCTCTCCATCAACTCTTAATTGAAATGGAGTTTCATATCTAAAATAAAAGGGTACATTTAAGCCATAGTAGTTTGTTTCTGTATCCTGTATGATGTAAACATATGGAGACATATTTTTCAATTGTTTCTGTAATTCTTCATCTATCAGAAATACCTCTATTATTTTTTCATGTTTGTTTTCATCAAATCTTGTTATGAAATGGATTTTATATTGATTAATGTTTAGAGGTAATACAATATTCCTGATAGTGAATGGTGCACATAAGCCAAGTTTACCAGTCTGACGATCCCTAACAATCATGTAAAGTGCTTGTCTTAAAGTACTCATGTAATATAAATTTAGACAAGTTGCTATACTTACACTACTATAACGAGTATAGGTGGAGGAGATACTTTCAATTCCTCTATTATTGTTCTCAGTTCATCCATACCTTCTTGTTTTATATCATATGCTAGTGTTATGCTTCCAAATGGAGTGTCGAAACTTTGATATTTTGTACGTATATTGCCTATTGCTATTTTAACGTTTGCAAGAGCAAGAGCTTTAACCAAATATTCAAGACTGTTTGGAACATCCGATAAATCATCTTTGTAACTGCAACTATACATTACAACTATATCAGACATTGGTCGACTGTATAGTTGTAATTTGTTTGGAGGTATGAAACTAAATCTAACATCAAATATATAGGAGTAACTATCTATAATTCCATTCGAAACAAATTCTTGAGCAATTATCAAACTTTGTTGATTAGCCAACATTAACGGATACAAAGGAAATGGCTTCGTGCTAACATGTAATATATTAACAACTTGTTGTTCAGGTAATTCCACAGTCCAAGTTGTATTATCAAAATTTGCTTGAGGTATTGTTCTGATCTTAACTTGTGGAACATATTGGTTTAGTATCGATATGACACTATTTTTTATGATGTTCTGTATTTGTTGATCATCTATCTCCAAATCAATTGCATAGCCTGTTAGTATACCTTTTACATACTCAACAACTTCTGTTATATGCATCTACATTTTGTGCTGTAATAAAAAAAGATTACTCATTGAATAAAACTTTCTTGTAAACTTGATATACATTATTTACATCAGGTTTGAATATATAACTATCAAAGCCAAACTTATCGCTATAGTAGGATAGTTTTTCAAATTCATAACTTCTGCGGAATAATCTCTTAATTTCATCATAATCATGAGCAATGATATTCCAAGTTTCCATTTCTCCGATTCTTTGTGGATTAGTGTATTCATTGTTTGTTATGCCTGCTCCTGTTACTTTGCTTGATGCTAAATGTTCTAGTTTTAATATAGTTTGATAACCCACATTGATGCTAACATCATAATTATCTACTTTAACATAATCTATTTCCTTGACATTATAGTCTTTGGCTAATTGTTTTATCTCTTCTGCATTCAATTCACTAAAAGGTGGTTGTATGATGCTCAATCCATATTTTGTTAGGTTATACTCCAATAAATCCCATCTTTTAGTTAAAACACTGTCAATTAAATGATGAAATGAACTTCGTTTTTCAACTCTCTTTAAAAAGTCTAGCAACATTTTTTGAGCTTTATCCCTCATATTCCTATCAAGCAAATCTAATACCTGTTGTTCAACCTTAACGACAATTTTTGCAAGCAAATTTTCCATTAATTGGCCTAGGTTCATTCTGGATGGAACAGAAAGAGGAGAGAACAATATATCTAATATCTTTCCGTCTTTTGTTTTGGGCATTTCTTCATCAGGAACAATCAAGCCAATGACTCCTTTGTTTCCATGTCTATTTGTTAGTTTATCTCCTATTGTTGCTTCTCTGGTAACATAACCAATTATTTGTATAACAATAGGATATTTTTGTGTAGGTTCTGTTTCTAATTTTGCTAGTTTGAATGGTTTCTTTGCTTTCTTGATGAATTCTGCTACTGATGCAGGTAATCTGTAATTTGGTAGAGCTTTAACTCTTACATCAACTACAAGCAAATTGTCAACATTAATTTGTTTTCGTTGTAATATACCTGCTTCAATATACTCATAGGATATTAGTGTATTGTATGTTTTACCTGGTATTGGTATCAAACTAATAGTATCGTCATTACTACTGATATGTTTTAATTGACTATTTGCAGGCAATCTAATAACAAATACTTTTCTCTCGATATGTTTTAGTCTTTTAGCAAAAGATTCAGATATTACTACGGCATCTTGATAGTTGAAACCATAGTAAGACATATAACCAACTAAAGCATTTACTCCTAGTTTGAGCTCAGGACACCAACCACCGCTAACAATATCTCTGACAAAACATATATGATAAGGATTGTATGCAACTTTTAATTTCTCATCATATTTTAAAAACATAGCATTAAACTTCAAACCTTCATCTGTTTTAACTATAAATTCATCAATTTTCTCAAAAGTATTTGTCTCAATGTAAAAGCTTTCTGCTTTCTCAACAATTACATTCTCAAATCCAGTTCTTATCCTCGGGATTTCAGCATTAATCAAAGGTAGGGATTGTCTTAGATGGTTGGAAGCCATCTGCAATCTATTTGGATCGTTAAATCTTAGAAATGGAACGCATAACATAGTAGCAGTTAATAACTGTGTCGGCTTATATGTCAAATTACTCATACAAAAAAATTTAGATCAAGTGTAACAACTTTTGTAATATATTGTCTCTCTTTTTATCTGTTTCTGATAGCACACATATTACTTCATCGGGATAAAATAATTCCTGATAGTATAGGTTAATTGTTAACTGACCTGTTAGCTTAACATAGGCATTATACATATCAGCAAAGAAAGAATAGGGTATAGCTTCTCTTTTTCCATTTGCCACATAGAGTGTAGCAACAATCTTTAAATAAACTGGATGTTTAATCATGTAGTTAAATGCCTTATCATACTGTGAATCTTTAACAAAAGCATTTAATACTTCATCACGTTCATAGTTTATAAATGTATCAAACCAAGTCTGATAATAACTTTTTGTAAAGATTTGTTTTCTACTGTTATATAACAAATCATAATAACTATCTGCAATTTTATAATACTCCAACCTAGGGTCTATGTTTGAGAAAACAAGTTTGAAGAATCGTTGTATTATTGTATCAAATTGTTTACAAAATTCTTTTGGTTTTACTGTAGCAAAATAATGAACAGTTTCATGTATTAATGTTTGTATAATTCTCTTATTAATATGTTGGTTTGTACGCTTGGATATTATGTAGTTGTTATCTAGCAATAAATAAATCTTTTTATTCTCTGGACTATGGAAACCTAAAACCATAGGACCTCCAACTATTAAACCAAGAAAGTATGTTATAGTTCTGCTAATCAAATTTCTGTCATATGTTATAACTAATATGTTGTTATCTATAAGATGATTGTATATCTTGCTTAAATATGCGTTGTTTTGTTCTGCAACTAAGTTATCAATAAAGTCTTTAGCTGCTGATGAACTAAGCATATGTTTAAAACTAAACTCTTCTATCGCTTTCAATTTAGAATAGTTTTGTTGTAGTGAATCTATCATTCAAAAAATGTGCTCATTAAATTTCTACTTCAAGATATTTTTTACTCTCTCTAAGATCATTACCTGTAACTGGTATAACAAAACTTAGTTTACTGTTTATCTTGAGACCAGCTATGTATGCTTTAGTTGCAGCATCATTATCAACAATTACTATAATATTGTCAAACAAAGGTTCAAAGTCTTTTATAATTTCATACCATTTACCATTTAACACTAAGCAAGTTATTGGTGTATCTATACTTGTTAGTAAATGTTCTGCATACAATATCATATCAGTTAATCCTTCAGAAACAAGTAGTAAATTTTTTCTGCTTAGATTATATGATTGATAAAACTTTCTATCAAAGTTGTATGGTAGCAATGTAAACAAACTATATTGTAGAGCTTGATAACTTTTACCTATTGCTAGATAGAGATTCATAAACCTTCTTTCTGTTTTGAAGCTATGTAACAAACTCAAATAATCATATCTGTAAATTACTTTACTACCAATTGTAAATACGACTAGTGAATTATCCAATCTATCTTTATGTGGTAGCAAATAATCGTACACTACATCATACATAGCAATCGGTAATTGATGTAATACATGTTCACTGATATTGATTTGCTTTTTGATGAAGTAATACTCTAGCTCATTTCTATACCTAACAATAGATTCTTGACTTAATTTTTGTTTTAGTTTTTGCATCTCAATGTAAGTTATATCTAAGTTTATTTGTTTTGATTTTTGTAAGCTAATATTACTAACTATAACATTACGTAATTGGTTTATTATCGGATTTACATCAATTGAAAATCTGTCTCTGATTTTGGTTAGCAGATAGGCTAGCGAACCACCTTCATAACATCTTGCACACCAAAATACCATCAAATCTGGTTCAATATACAAATGAGCATGCATAACATTTTTAACACTATCTCCACAGAAAGGACACCGTATTAATATGTGATTTCGTTTGTAATAAATAGGCTTATATACATAGTAGTTAAAGATATTCCTAACGTCTAGCATACAAAAAAATTTAGGCGGTTTGTTTTTTGCATCCAATCTAAATTTTCATTTATGCCAACAATAAAAGTTTTTGACGTAAATTCACTATATCCAAATCTCATGGTAGCAAACAATATTCTAGATGTTCATGGATTTGTATCAGGATCAAACATAAAAAACGAAGAGAAATACTTGCAAGAATTGTTATGTATTGAAACAAATAATGAAGCTGATTTAACCTATTGGAATAATTTTGCAAAAGGTAGGTTTGCAGGTAGGATATTTGGAACATTGTTTTGGTTTGGATTGTATGATGAAATTGTCAAATACAAATGGTTTATAACAACAAAACGATTTACCAATCATGAAATGAATGGACAAGATTTACTGGACTTAATACAAAACAAAAACATAATTGTTACTCCTAATGGATTACTAACAAATGGTAATCAGTTATCTATCTTACTAGAAAAGACTTTAGTTGAATGGATTAAAATGAGAGATATATATAAGGCAAAGGCAAAGCAAGGCGATCAAGTTGCAGATCTCATACAGAATGCAACCAAACTTGCCATGAATAGCATGTACGGTGTCTTCGGAACAGATTCATTTTCATTCTACAATATATACATTGCTGAAGCCATAACAATAACAGGACAATATATATCTCTAACAACATCAGCTTTGATTAATCGTTATATACAAACAAAAAATATTAATGATTTGTCTGTTAATATAAATGATTTTATTAGTGCTCGTAAAAAGTTTGATGCAAATACTCAATTCATAATGTATAACGATACAGATAGCTTCTTTGTTTACGATAAATATGATATTTTGCATGAAGATGTTTTGAATAATAGTATTTTACCCTTGGTTTACACTTATGCTCATAGATTTGCTACAAACACATACAAACAAAAAGTACTAGCACATTATCCAAAAGTTAAATTGGAATTTGTTGGAGACTCTGCATTTGGAACAGGAGTTAAGAAGAGATATTTCCTATATAACTCTCAGACTGATGAGTATAAGCTAGCAGGCTTTTTGAATAGACAAAATCCAGACTTTTTGAATGAGTATTTGATAAATCTGTTTAAACGTATATGTAGAGGAGAGGTTAAGTTAACTATGTTGGAACATATCATAAAAATGGAGTTAATAAGTATATTGAAAGATTATAATGCAAATCTTGATCTTACAACATTACGAGATATATCAGGTATGGTTGCTTGGAAAACTACAACATTAACTAGCAATGATTTAATATCCATATTGAAAGCGGCTAAAAACAGAAGTGAAGCTGAAAAAATATTAAAGTCAATTGCACCGCATATCTTTGGTATGTTGCTATACAATCTAATAGTTGGTCCTGTGTTCAGTCATGGAAGCAGAGGTCTATCACTAAAAGGAAAATATTCACTAAAGTTTTTAAATGAGTTATCAGACAAATTGAGACAACATTTACCTTTGGATATTGTTATGCTTGTTGTTAACAAAGCAAAAAATGCGTCTGTGATTGTTGTTGAGGATAGCGATGAAGCAATAAACTTTGTTCAAAATTATGTAGTTGGCTTGGAACAAGAATATGTGAATAAATTCGTAAAATCAATCAAAGATATGCTTTAGTTTTTTTGCTGTTTTCTCGAGCAATCAAAATCAATGATTTTTGAACTACTAAATGTGGAACAATTTATTAAGGAGCATAATGCTCCAGCTATTATGGAACCATTACCTGCAAACTTAAACGAACAAAAGTTACTGAGCCAAATAAATGGATTGTACTCACAATATCTATTTGGTGAGAGAAAAAGTTCAAAATGGTTTGAGCAAATGGGATATATACCGTTGAATGTATATATCCCTAAGTTTCCTGTGTTGATGATTCTGGATAATTTACCCACAATCAGAGCATTCAGAAACAGACCAGATAGGATTTTAGCAATTGATGAAGAAGGGAATTTAGTTTTGGAAGATGCGAAAGAGATTAGCTACACAAATCATAAAATCTTGATGCAAGGCTTCGCAGACTTCTTTGAGAAAAACAAACTGATTAAATTGATTGAGTATATTGCTCAACAGAATAGTGTATCCGGTCAGTTAATAAATGAGATAATCAAATTATCAAACAATAAAGTTGAGAATTTGATAACAAACAAAATAATTGTGCTTCCTCCTGGTTGGAGAGATTACTCAAAGATAGACAACAAAATATCAATACATCCGTTAACAGATGTTTACTCAAAAATAATAGAACAAAACAAAACTTTTGAAGTTGGTAATGCTAATAGCTCAAAATTGTATAGGTTGATCGTTAAACTAATAGATTTGTTAGCAGAACAATTTGGAACAAAAACAGGTTTTATTAGAGAACAACTTGCTAGCAAAACAGTTAACTACACAGCAAGATCTGTTATTAGTCCTAATCCAAATCTCGAGATAGACCAAATTGCTATTCCATTTACGGCTCTGTTGCAACTATACAAGCCACAAATAATTAATAGCATACTAACAAAACACAAACAAGAATTTATAGAGATAACAAAAACTGCAAGACAAGAGATTAAACCTACTGTTAATGATATAACTAAGCTTATAAACAAGATTTCCAATTATCCTACTCTGTTTCCACAAGAATTGATAAACTTCTTTAGAAAGGTTTTAGAGCAAGATGTTTTACCAGATGCTGTAGTGGTTTATAAAAGAGACCCAGCTTTGCATAAGACATCTTGGCTAGCAGCAAAACCAGTTATAGCAGATCAAGATACAATACAAATACATCCGTTAGCTTGTGCACCACTGGGAGGAGACTTTGATGGTGATAGCGTTGATGCAAATATAACAATTAGAGTTAAAAGCAAAAAAACAAATAAAATAACTTACTTCAGAGATTTACCAATAGGACTTGTAATAGCTATTCCAAAGCAATTCGTTGAAGGGAGTATAAATGATGAATAGTGTAAAAAAGTTACATCAAAAGCAAATGATATAACAATACTAGGTAAAACAACTACAAATCCATTAATGGTATTGTATTTAGCAATGCTTGGATACTGACATATCTAAATTTTTTATTATGTATAGGAGGCTACTAAACAGTTTAGCTGAGGTTAGAGCCTTCTATAAGATAACATCGAATCTTGATGAAACTGATTTTGAAGTTATTGTTGAAGATGTGTTTAAACATGAATATGACATACCTGACAAAACCTTATTCAATAAAATCTTCCTTGCTATGCTGCAAATAGGTAGATATGATTACGCAGAAAAGATGCTAGACACACTGGAGCAAAAAATTAATTCTCATCCATCAAAGGATATTATACTTGATGTATACTATTTTATGTATTATTCATTCAAGGATGATCCCAATCAAAATACAATAAATATCTTAACATCGATTTTAAAACAACTTAACAATGAGTTAAACATATTATTAAGATCATTTGGTTTGGAAAATTTAGCTTTATCTGATGTATTGAGTAAACACTATAAAATTATTGAGATCGACCTGGGATTAAAATTAAACGAGTCAGAATTATTAAATCTCGATAAGAGATTGTATCATCTATATAGATACATAAATGCTTCTGATTTGAATATAGAAGATTTAACTGAAGCATTAAAACTAACTTTTGATTATACCTTACCATCAAGAAAGATTTTCCGTATGATTGCTAGTAAAACATTGTTATTCATAAACAAAATTAAACAGAATAAAAACTATGATGTTTTGTTAATGTTAATATTGTTCAGTTATGCATTGAATGATACACAAGTTTATGTTGATATGTGGAGTTTACTTGATGATGCTAACAAATCAAAAGTAAATCATTTGCTAAAAGATTTAGATGAGCTAGCAGAAGCAATAGGATAATAAATTCTATTTTTTTGTGAAGCTAACTCCTTGAGTTACTTTTGTTTCACAAAAAAACTGAAAAATGGATAGAAATGAAAATATTGATCATAAAACTTCGCTCATTACTAAATCAAACCCAATTTTAATTATTTGTCCTTCTTGTAATCTCTTTTTTAATACAAAATGTAACCCTATATCCCCCGAAACCATTTCAACTTGAATTCTATTCGTTGAAATGTCTATCCCTAACAACATTGACAGCAATTTCGCTGTTGATTCATGTCCGATGGCGGATATAAATTGATTCTGATTAACTAATTGTCTCGCCTGATTCACATCAATCCTTTTAATCTTAACGGTATAAGAATCTGCTAATTGCCAATTCAGTGGTATAATTTGTGAGTTGAAAACGTACAACATACTAATATATTTAGATCCGTTGTAAAACAATCTTAAAGTGACAATAAATAACACCACATCCACTCTAAATTTTTAGATATGCTAGTCAGAAATCCAAATCTATTTGCTAACATTGATATGGCTTTGAAATATTTTGGATTTCCTTATGATAAAAATGTTAACTTTAAGCTCCCAAAACAAATTAGCATTAATACAAACAAAAAATTTATCATACAATCCATAAATGGTATCAATCATGTAATTGTAGATCCAAAATCTGATTTGGCTTTGACATCTATTCTCTACCTATTACACTGTGTAAATGATGAATTAGAAACAAATGATTATTATATTGTTCCCTTTGAGCAATTATTAAACTTCTTTGATAATTATGATGTATTAGGATTAGCTTTTGATAGAGTTGGTATGGCTATTAGTATGAGTAAACAATATCCAATTGTTTTAAAGGAGCCTTCATTAATAACATACAAAAGTAATTATACTGTTAACAAAGATTTGTCTCCAATGGTATATTATGGGTCTTTACCTTTAGCATATTTCACTTATCATACCATTAAACTACTGTCATCAAACAAATACAATACAGAAACAGATAGACATATAGCTATACTGATCATATACCTATTATATGATTACACTGTATCCATATCAGTAGAAATCAATTCTGTGATAAATATAAAAAATGTTCCTCAAAATAAAAGAGTAGATAGTAAATTCCTAAAATACAGAAACTATTTGTTATTGAAATTGTCTCAGCAACAGATTTGATTTTTTCATTGCTTAGAATGTTAAGCTACAAGTAAATGCTTAGAGATGATTTACTTAAGGTTATTCTAAACAGCGATGAAAATGTTGATAAATCATCCTCAATAGTCCCGTTACCCATAGAACAAAAAGATAAAGAGATAGTAGAAATTCAAATGAAAATTATAAATGAAGCGAGTTCGACAATAGATGAAAATTTATTATCCTTTGCAAAAGTTATAAAATCGATAGTAAAACAAGAACAAACAGAAAACAATAGCAAAAATGAGATTAAAGAGGAGCAAACTTATATCACTGATGTGAAAGAATTTTATCGTAAGGCTTTGGAGTATATGCTCTTTGAAGATGTGTCGTTAGCTAAGGAGTATGAAAATATAAACACATTGATCGATAACATAATAGTAACTGTTCAGGAAAAGATTGAACAAAATCTGCTACCAAAGTATTGTTACATCAAGGAAGATGATATAAAACTTCGGGTTGCTCAAATAGTGAATGAAGCCAAGAATGAACTAACTAATGATGAGCTAGAGAATATAGAATTAATGATTAGCATGGAAAATGCTATTGATGCTGATGTATATAGAGATGTGTTAACATCCGTTTATGTTTATGGTAAAGCTATTGATAAACTCTTTGTAAAAGATGTATTTAAAGATGAATTTGAGTTAGTAAGTTATATGGCAGAAAGAGATATATTGCTTACAGAGGTAGCATCAACATTACTTGAAACAAACCAACCAATCTAAACTTTTTTGTATGAGTGAAATGCTTATAACCAAAAAAATTAATTTTGTTGCAGGTCACAGGGTACATTCGCAAAATTTACCAAAATCATTGGGACCAAATAAATGTAGATTTCTACATGGACATGAATATGTGTTGGAATTATTTATTACATCTGATCTAGATGAAAGCGGTATGGTGCTAGACTTCACATTTTTCAACTATCTAAACGATTTTATACAAAGATTTATCGATCATAAATTCATCTTGGATATAAATGATCCATTGTTTGAATCAATAACCGGAGTAACAAATAACAGACTAGATTGGTCTAAATGCTTAGTTTATTACACCATTACTGAGATGGATGGTAAGCTAGAGTTAATATTAACAGATAAGGAAAACTCTCTATTTTCAAAATTCAATAGACATTATGAAGAATTTAACAATGAACATAAACAGAGCTTCATAATCGTTGATTTTATTCCGACTGCAGAAAATTTATGTAATTGGTTTGTAAAAATATTTGATAGAATGAAAACTATAGGATTAATTCCAGCAAAAATACAACTTAGTAAAATTAGACTTTATGAGACACAGAAAACTTATGTTGAATTGATTCTATGATTATTTTTTGATTGAACTTATTATCTTAGCTAACTAAAAATATGTTGACAGCTGAATATCTTTCACCTTATAGTCTTTTGATAGGACAATATTTAGGAGTAATCAGAACCATTGTCAGCAATAGTAAAACAACCAAAGAATCAGCAATAGAAGATTTTGATGTATTTGATGATTTAGATGAGACAATAGTATTTGAAGCTTCAAAACAATCAGCAACAGTAAAAATTAATAATGTGGTTGTAGGTGAAGTAGATCTGCCAGTATCAGAAGTAGATGTTTATGTTAACGTAGCAAATCCATCAATACCATTCATAAAAAATCCTAAAGAATTTATATATAGTGCTGCAGTAGTGGCTAATAGCATAGTTACAAATCCAGGTGAAAGTTTGCATATAATGATTGATCAATCTCATGTTAGATCAAAATATGGTGAGCAAGATGCTGCATTTACTATAGAGGTAATTAACGTTGAACAGGGTGAGGAAGCAAATGTTGAGTCTATGATTAATGTCGAATCATACTTTGCAGCTATTGCATCTTCCTATATATCCAAAGTTTATGATGTAAAAATGGAACAAGATTCACAAAACATTTCGGAAAAGATTAAAGACAATGCTGGCAGAGTAGCAGAGAACTTTAAGCAAGATTGGGAAAAATTTCAGGTTGAAGCTAAAGAAAAAGTAAAAGATATGGTATTAACTCCCGAGGAAAAACGAGTTCTACAAGATCCATTCGTGAAGGTTTATATGAAGGTTCGTGATATTATTGAAAGATTCATCCAAGAGGTAATTACATTCTTCGGCAAACTAAAAGCCGAGTTATCACAAATACTTTCAAAAATAGGATCACAGTTTGAACTTATAGTTAAGCCTATAAAAGATTTTGTATCACATTATCCAACCATCGTAACAGCAGTTGCAACAGCGAGCATTGTCGGAATAATAACGCTTATTATGAAGAAGAGAGCCGTAAGAGTAGCAGCTAGAGAATTTGCAAGCATACCTAATGACAAACTTACATATGCTGTGCTAGATGATATAGCTAGTGTTCTTATTGTAACAAATCCTACTTTGAATGTCAAACAAGTAACAAAAGAAGCTGTATCGATTTTCGAACAAGCTGGTAAGAAAGGAATAAACAATTACAAAAAGCTAGCAAGTAAATTTGTAAGCAAAGAAGCTTACGTAAAAGTTAGTCAGAGAAAAGCAAATCCAGGTATAATACCAGCTCTAGTTGGTATATTGAAAGCTGCTATTCCAGTTGTTGGTGCTGGTATATTTGGTTTTATAATTGGCTTGCTTACAGCGTTGAATACAGATAAAATAGTGGAAGCTGCTAAACAAGTTCAAGATACTGCTGCTAATGTAGAACAAAAATCTGGTGAAGTTGTTGAAAAGATTGGTGATGTAGCAGAAAAAGTTCAAACTACTGGTAAATCTCTAATAGAGAAATTGCAGCAAGTATATTCCGATATACCAACTTTGGCAAAAGTAGGTGTCGCAGGATTGGTTGGTATAGGTGTAATATTGATTGGAGCAAAGATACTACAAACGCTACGTAAAAGACGCATCGTATCTACTTCTATGGATATAAACAAAGTTAAGCAAGATGTTAAGAATATGAATAATAGAGTATTTGCATTCGCATACATAAGCAAATAATTTTTTTTACAAATACACTAAATTTTTTGTCATGTATTCCAGTCTGACTTTGTTACAGGATGTATTATTCTCAAAACTACATTATCCTTATTTGTATTACGGACTTTACTATAAATCATCAGAATTTGGTAATGTTATGTTAAGTTTGTTAGATAGTGTTGATTCATTTGAAAAGATAATAACTTACATGTTATTGTTGCAAGCAGATTACACAGCAGATATTGATTTTCGTAATGTCGATTTGCTAGATAATACAAGGATAATATTATGCAAAAACATAAACAAAAATTTGCATCATATTATACTTTATGAGTTGTCTCTCAAAATGAAAACACTAATTTATTACAAACATAAAAATTCTAAGTTAATATTATCACCTTCATTAGTAATACCAATACAGAATGTCATACTTGCAAACTTATTTGCGAATGTTGCTTTGATAAATAGTTATGTCAGAGATTTTGGTGCTACAATATTGAGTTACATAACGCTACTCATGTGATGAAAAATGATCTAAATTTTCTGTTATGATCATTAAATCTGTTTACGAAACGATAAATAGACTTATCAAATTTATACACTATAATTCAGCCTATGTAGACGTATGGTTTGATGGTTTTGGCTACAGCAATAATTTTGAAGATACTCTGCTAGATCTACTAGCTAATTGTAACAAAATAGAAAATGTTGATTACTCCAAATTTATCGTTTACATAATGTTGAGCAAATTTTGTCCAAATATATATATTCCTATATTACCATCCATAGCATTTCCAAACACACTGAAAACCAACTACCTTCAAAATTTAACAATACTACTTATGTATTACAAAAAACGTATTACTATAGATATGGAAACTAGTAATCTCGAAATTCATAGTTATCATTCTGTAGTTGTAGAAAATAATTTGATAGCTAGTATATTTCTTAACCTAATTGCAGAGCAAAAATATAAATACATACCACAAGTAGTTTTTGTAAATAGTTTTGCCTATTATTTATGTTTGTTGTTTTGACGCTAATATCTCAGCGATTTATGTTTATGCAAATAATTGAAAGCAAAAACTTCTATCTAACGGATTTGAATTTGCTAGATTATGTTAGTGAACAGGACAAAAATTTTTTAAAAATAATTATCAATGATGTAAGCGTAGGAAGCAAAACATACTACAAATTTCATCGCTTTTTTACAGTTGAGATTGTTCTATCACTAATATCCAACAATCAACTAAAAATTGCTCGTGAACTAATTGAGAATACTGTATTACATCATATATTGTTTGATCATAAACCAGATACACCAAAATATTTAGATAAAGCGAAACAAATCTTCAAAGTTGAGTTAATGCCACATCAAAATAAATTTGTTCAGCATTACGGTGAATATAAGGATAACCTCAAACTAAGAGGTTATTATTTGGCCTTTGATGTTGGCACAGGTAAAACACTGACATCTCTATATACATCACTGGCCTATGGAACAAAAGTTATTGTTGTTTGTCCCAAAACACTTATATTAAATTGGCTAGATGAATTTGAGAAATTAACCAACATACCAAGAGAACAGGTTTGCGCTTTTCCTTTAGATCAGCCAAACCATAATCATATTGCAATCGTAACAAACTTTAATAATGTTTCAAAACTACATGTTCCGTGGAACTATAATGTTGAGAGAATTTTCCTTATCATAGATGAGGCTCAAGTCATAAGATATGCTGATACACAGACAATGCAATCTCTATACAAATTTGTCATTGCTAACAACATTAATGATATATTATTGTTATCTGGAACTCCAGTCAAAGGTAGATATGCTGAACTATCAGGAGCATTTTTATTGTTGGATCCTTTATTTGATATGGATGCTTACCCTTATTTCATTAAAGCCTATAATTCAGCTTATGTTACACATGCTATAGATTTGATAAAGCATAGACTTAGTTTAAGTATGATCAGAGTAACAAGAAGTCAAATTAGTAGCAGTCTATCCTTACCACCAAAACATGAAATAGTTATAGAAACAAATGTAGATAATATTGATAAATACATAGTTGATAGTATTATTGAGCAAGCCAGAGATCAGTCATCAGGTTGTCTGCAACAAGTAAATCAAAACTACAACACCTATAAACAAAACCTAATTGATGTGCTATCAAAAATAGAACAAGTTGCTACAGATAATCAAATTAGTGATTATGTAAAAATGATTAGGGAAAACGCCAAACAAAATCAAATTAAATTAACAAGAGATTTAGTTTACGCTCGCAAACAAATCTATGATTTTCTGCAAAGTAGAAACGAACATACTTTAGCTGAACAATTTAACAAAGCAATGTCGCAACTATTTATGGGTAAATTGATTTGTTTCACTAAAGAATTAAGTAGTATATATAAACAAAGATTAATAGAGTTAGTGATGGAGTTATATGAAAAGAATATTAAGCTCATAAAAGATTTAGTTTCCAAGCAGGAAAGAATAATAATATTCACGAACTACAAATACACATTGGAAGCCATAAAACAAACTCTTGAGAAACATGGTATTAGGAATATTGTAACTGTTACAGGAGAACAATCTTTGAAAGAACGTAAAAAATCAATTCAAACATTCAAGCAGCAGCCAGGAACAATACTGATAGCAACATATTCATCTTTATCATTTGGTTTTACTTTAACAGAAGGTAGAATAGTTATATATGCAGACTTACCCTTTAGAGATGTAGATCTGCATCAAGCAATAGCCAGAGTATATAGATTCTCGCAAACAAAAGAGACATACATATACTACCTAAAACTAAAATCTGATAAAGTAACTATTCAACAAAAACAAGAACTATTAGTTGAAAAGTTTAAGGAAAAGGTGAAACAATTGTTTGAAGTTCCTGCTAGTAGAAACATTGATTGGAAACATATGCTAGCCCAATAGTTTAGCAACTAAACTAAATTTTTTTGTATGAATATATATGCCTATGTATTAAGCAACTCACAATTTATTCAAATCAAAGATCCATTAATTGATTTACCTAGTGATGTAAAAAATTTTACTATTGTAACAGAACAAGGAAAACCAATAGTTTACAAAAATTACATTGAAGGTATTTTATATGATGACAAGATTATATTAAACAAAAATCTAATAAGTGATTATTGCAGAGCAAATATCAAAGTAGTTGTAAGCAAAAATCTATCGTTTGCTTGTAAGTTTGAGACATTAAATAATGTAAACAATAAATGTAAAATCATTGATGAATTAACATATATACTGAATGATATACTTGGCAATGTAAACAATAACTACCCTTGCTCATTAAAACTAGATGTATTAATCAATAACGATCAACTAATATTTGACAAAGGAATATTAGAATATGAAAACAAAATTGTAGCTTTCTATATATCAACCGATGATAAAATCATTCAAAAAAATTACAACAACAATATAAAAGACAAGAGAATACTAATTGTTTTGTTTAGTGAAGACAAATATCTCATACAAGATCATATCACATTATACTCAACATTAGAGTATGCAGATCTAGGTATTTGTATTGACATAACAATGCTTGAACAATAATACTAAACAAAACTCGTTTTTTGCTGTATACTATACATAGTGCTCTCAATTTGATTTATTATCATAGATCTTGTGGTATCTGTTGTTATAATTTTGTCAATCGATCCTAGCAGATAGTTTAAATTTGTTAGGACATCATCTATAATATTTCGTAGAATTTGCTCATTGTTATCTGGTAGATAAGTAAAAAGTCGTAAAATATTGTTAATGTTTGTAGCAAACTGATTTAACATTTCTGATATGTTTTGTTCTGATCCTGATCCATCTTTAATTACGTTTATTAGGTTATATAATTGCTGATTGATATTACCAAGATTGCCTAGCGATGTGAAAATAATAGAAACTTGTTCAGGTGTACCAAAATGATAATAATCTTTTCTCAACAAATCAGATAGTGTGCTATGTGAATTCTTGATAAGATTGGAAAAGTTAGTTGGTGTAATATTTATAATGGGTGCAATACTGCTTTTATTCTCATTTAGCAATTGTTCTGCTCTTCTAGCATACATTTGCTTTTCATCTGGTTTAGCTAACTGATGTGCTAACACAAGATTTCTCTCTAACACATTAACTATTAGAGTAATGTTATCCAAATCATTTGGTAGAACCCTATAGTATTTGATGACTCTTTTTTCTTGCAGATTATTTGCTTGCATATACTCATTCAATCTTTGTTCTAATCCCTGTTCTACTCGTTTATAAAGATTATTGCTAGATGATTGAGGTGTGATTGTATTATTTGTAGATGGAGTTAGATCAACATCCAATATATTTACTAAACCTATTGTTAGATTAAATGGAATAACCAAATTAGCTATCCTAATAATTGTAGAATTGGACGTAGGTCGTAAATAAAATTCACTGTATCTACATAAAAATGGAAAATCAAAATCTAGGTCTAGCTCACTGCTATATCGATCATTATAAACCATAATTACATCATCATTGTTAAACTTAATTAGTTTTGAGTTTCTTGTTACAAAAGTATTGAGTTTTAGTAGTGATTCTGTTATCTGTTTATAATCAAACGTACTACTAGATTCATTGGAGCTATTTTCCATTGCAGACAAATAATTTCCATCACTATCTACAACATCTGTTCTTCTTTGTGTATTTGTATCTGGTTGTTGTAAATTGTGATTAAAAATAGCGATGGCTTTGTGTTTAGTATGTTGCGAAGCGTTACTCTTGAGTATTTCGATCACATCATCATATTTCTTAAAACTGTATTCATTCTCTGTAAGATAAATGTTTTGATCAACAAATATATTTGTTAAAACAGGAAAATCTGAATTAGGATTTATATTATCAACAGTAAGCGGAATTAGATATAAAGTTAATTCATTCTCTTGTTGAGCAATATAAGATAACAGAGATAAATCTACAGGCTTATGGTCTTGCACACAGAGGTTTAGTATATCATACAATGTGAGCACTAAATCATTTCTATAACTTTTTGTAAAGTAGCTTGCTTCAACATCATTAAAAGGATGCGACAGAAATTTTATCTTTGAGATAGCAAAACTACTTATCAATTCGTTAAATTTATTAATAGTTTTGTTCATAATATCTGAAACTGATAAACGTTGTGAAGTGTATATAGTGCGAACATCAACAATAGGTAATAATGATCTATCCAGTTGAAATCTTAATTTGATTGACGGATAAGAGTTCGTATGCTCTATATCAAAGTCTGTGTAAGCAATACGATCTGAAATTCTTCTACCAAGACCTAGTATTGTATTTTGATACTTCCAAATATAGGAACCAAAAGCTTCATTCTCTATATCAGTAAGCAATCTATTGAAAGTATTTACTTTTTTGGTTATCACTTTGAGATCAATTGTTCTGTTAACAAATAAAACTGGAGCAGAACTATCACTATAATAACTGTCAACTCTAAAGTTGTAAGTTATACTATTTGTGTCAACATACAATTCATCATACTCAACTTCAAGATTTTTGATACGATCTTTTACAAATGGACTATATGCTTTTGCATCCACAATAAAAGGCATATTGTAAAGCAGCTGAAAGTATGGAAGAACATAGGCATCTAAATATAAGATTTAATTTCAATAACAAAAAACTATACATACCTTTGTTTCGCAGCTTTTACACTATTAAACTAAACCATCATCCACAGAAAGGATTACTAATTGATTTGTATATGGCTTTACCTAATCCGTTGCTTGCAAATAGGTTTCTTTCGTTGGGCAAAACATTCTATTTTGATGATAGACAAGCATTATACAGAGTATTAGTATGTAGACACTGGCCAAAAAGTTTGCATGAAGACAGAATGATGATAATAACACAATACGTTGTTCCATTTACTGAACTTAAATTCAAAGGAGAAAGAGATTATCCACCTGGTAATTGGAAGATAGCAGAAACAGGCTATGTTTATCTACTGGATTTATATGTTAAACAGCCTATGATTGTTTATATATTGTATTTTGAAAGACATTCAGGTTTGATACCATTGCTGATAAATCAGGGTTCTGTGTATGCACTCTATTATGATTTCATTAAAGAGAGAAATTTTTATAGCCTGTATCGTTTTGATGATAACTATTATTTCAGATTTCAGAGAATATACAAGGGTAGACCACAAATGAAATTGGATAATCTGCAACAACTTTCACCGAAAATGCTTACACCATACTTTACTAGAACTATAAGCAGAAATCTATTCACATTCCTCAGATAAAAAAACTAAATCAAATTCTGAGCTATAATTTCATCAAGTTTTTCTCTAGTTAAATTTTCATGATATGAGTTTAGAAATTTTAATTGATTTAATACAAAACTTTTATCAATCCGATCATATAAACTATCTTGTGCAAAGAACGTTGTTACAGTTAGATTTGTTTTCAATTGTTGCATAATTGGTTCATCAACAGATTTTTTGAAAATATTAGATAATATTTGCATGACATCATCAATACTTTCTTTTTGCATAGCTTTAATCAAATCATCTGCATAATTATTTAAGATATCTTCAACTTTCTTAATGTTTAATCTCTTTCTTAATGAAGGTATATTATCACTACTATCTCCCGCTAATGCTAGATATATAGGATGCAATAAAGGATGCTTCAGTTTAATGTCTAAATTTTTGCCTGTTAGTATTTTGTAATCAACCTTCATGTAATCTCCTATCAATTCATTCTCAACTTTTATATTGCGCCTGCGATATATGAATACGTTATTGTAGGCTAACAATTGTATGTAATCTTTATCCCAACTAACAATGAAGTAAGCATTCATATTTTTCATATATGTTTTTAGTATAAGATATGGTATGTAATCACTATCCATATTCCTACTTATAACAAAAACTGTATTTCGAAAATTATTGTTTATTATGTTTTGTATCAGTTTGTAGAAGTATCTCTTTGCTACAAATTTTATCTCATTAACATTAAACTCACCATATTTAGCTTTGAGAAATTTGATTAATTGTGTAGACGGTAATATTTTGAGTGTTTGTCTATGCTGCTTATATTTTGGCATTATTTTAAGTATTTTATTTGGAGCAGAAAAATTAGTGTATAAAATGATGGTTGGATACTTTAAATTATTTTTCTGTGACTCTTGAACTAGATACTGTTGGAAGTTAAATAGAGAATACAACACTTCCTGAGCAGACTTTCTTAATTGGGCAAGAAAATCGTTGATGTCAGCATATATGCTATCATAGTAGAAATCAAAGAATAAATTATCAATATCCAAAAAGACAGTAATTTTCTCAAACCTTGAATCGATAGCATCGACTATATTTTTTGCATCTAGAGTAGATAACCGAAACATGTACAAAAATTTAGTATAGTTGTATTTAGAAACTCTTGACAAAAATACAATCATTTGGCTATATTAATCTTATTCATGAAAGCTAAACAGGTTTGCAAAACTTATCCACTTAAACATAGCTAAATTTTCTTTGATGGACGAAAAAGAGTATCTTTCACAGGACAATTTTCAAAATTTTGATGAATCTAAAGATATACAGGAAGATGAATTGATTAAACAAGATAAGGTAATTAATGAACCTGATTTACCACAGGATGAAGAACAATATGAACCTGATAATATTGAAGTTGATATTGAAGAAGAAGAATTGATAAACAATGAGGAAGAGGATATTGTGATAGATATAGATGAGGATGATATCGATGAGGAAGTAGAAGATGAAAATGAAGAAGATGCAATAAATAATGAGGAAGTAGATAATTTAGACGATTTTGATTTTGATTTTGATTTTATGGATGAACAAGAGGATGAAGAAATTAAAGAAGAAAATGATGTTGAAGTATTGGATTTAAGTGATCTATACATGGAAGATGAAACACCCAATAATACAGAGGAAACAGATCTAGATGATCTAGACGACTTAGCTGACTTCAACTTTGATGATAAATTTGATTTTGAATCTGAAAGTGAAACTCTTGAATCAGAAGAAGAACAAGCCGAAACAGAAGATGATACTCAAATAGAGATCGATAACAGTAATGATGATAGTCTTATGATTGCTGGAACATTTACACCAAACAATCAATTCATAAACATATACGCAACAAATGATAGCATATTCATAACATCACTATTCATATCTCCTGTAATCAAAGTTGATTTGAATGAAAAAAGACTTGAAGTAACTTCCGTTGTTCCAATAGAGGCAAACAAATGTGAATACATCATTTATAAGAAAAATGATAATGAGTATGCTGTGTATATACCATCTGTCAACCTAACTGTTATAATAGATAGGGAAGGTAATGTTAATGTAGTAGATTATGCTCCGGAGGGAGATGTTGCATCGCAATCTGACTTCAATGATTTACTTGTAGAAATTTTACAAAATAGAAATAGGGAGGAGTAAAAATGTCTAGAATAAGTAATGCAAATGATATATTACTATCTTCAATCTACTATCACTTTTTTAGTAATGTAACAAAACTTACGACTCCGTCATTCTCAATAAACATCGAAAACGAACAAAAAATCAATCTAGATGACATTGAAAAACAGTTAAGTTTTGCAACAATAAATCTCAAGAATGAACGAATAACAATCAAAATCAAAACAAATAAGGAAACACGTTTTGATAAACTTATACAGGACATAGTTTTTGCTATAAACTTAATCCTAGGTAGATTGTATAGACTATCATTAATGAATGTGAATGTTGCTCAGATGACTATAAGTACGACAGGCTTCACTGAAGAGATTAACATACCCATAACAAATACGGATTTGTTACGCAAACTTGTTAAAGATAGAGTTACATTCAGATTATTGAGACCAAAGAGTATTTTTGGTATCTATAAATTGTTTGATCCTAATGCAGAAAATTCCTTACTAGATTTGGTATCATACAACATATACAAATTGAAAGTATACGATTCTATACTAGTCAAAGAATCTAGCGAAGAACAACCTGCAACAAAAACAGAATCTAAGATAAAACTGAACATAAACGATAACTATGATAGAACAAGATTAGTGATGTCTTTCGTTTATGCCATATTGTATACAAAAACGAAGAATAAGATATTTGCTCAGGAAATGTATAACAAATTGGAGTACCTAAAAGTTATGGATTATATTAACAGTGATGATAGAAAAGATTTAACTAATATAATTCGTTCTATTGTGAGCAAACACCCTCTAGCAACTAGCGATATTATTAGAAACATATCTTCCATTATTAGCAACCTAGATAAAAAGCAACTAGACAAAATCAAAAAACTTAATGTAACTAAAGATGAATACGATGATATAGGAAATTGGTTCGCTGCTGCTTTAATAGTAGATCTATTAATGTCGTAAAAACTTATTTTACTTTTTTTGTATTGTTTTTTCTATAACTGCAACATTAGTTTTTAAAATTGATTGATAGGATGTATCATTAGCAAAACATACCACAGTATAGTTTCTGCATTAATTTGATTCTCTATAAACAGAGGAAATATCATTGTTAACATAGAACTTTTGAACCAATATGCATATGGAAACTTGTATTTGTAGGTAGTTAAAAATTCTTCTAACACTTTTACATTTTTTTGTCTTGTTATTATAACTACTTCTTTTCCTGCAAAGTCAAATTGTATGTTACTTTTTAAGTTCAAACAGTTTAATGTTACGTGTATGAAATATTTTTGAAAATGATTAGGTATTTTATATAGGTGCCTACGTATTACATATTCAATGGTTAATAATCTATTAATGTTGTAACTAATCTGATAGCTCAAAATAATTTTGTTATCACTAAGTCTAATCGTGAAATAATCGTCTAGTAATCTGTATAGTGTGTGCATATAAAAAAATTTAGATTATTTCTTCATTTTCTTGAATAACTGCATTTGTAATTTTATCAATGTATCTAGATTATCCTGTTTATGATTTTGAATTGTTGGTCTATTCAAATGTAGTAAATGAGTATACATTCTAAGCATTTTTATCAACTCTTCCTGTCTTCTGTCTGACATGCATATAAATTTAGATGACTTTTTGCATTAGTCAAGTAAACTATCAAATCATATAAACACCAGAGCCATACAACTTTAACATCAGTTAATGTTTGATATTCTCTACCTTTATAATAAATTGAAACACAATAATTCTTTTTTGAGTTAGCAACATAAACTTTGAAATTTTTTAACTTATTGGCCACATTAATAACCTCCAAAGGTAGTTCTTTTAATTGATGTGTATCCAACTTATCTTGATGCAATACAACATTAGCTATAAACCTAAGAGCATAATCCACATCATGATACTTAAATACTGGAGCATATATCTTATCAGATAAATTTAAAAAGTGTTTATCTACTGTAATTAGTTTGCGCTCATAATCAATTTGCAAACGAAAATCATGAATAAATTTTTGTATTTTGTCTGTTTGCTTCATGATAAAAAATTTAGTGTAATTGTAAAAGTTTATCTCAAAAGATCAATGTATTGTAGATTCGAATCTAATTACCCACCCTGACGAGCCCTGTCCAGACAGGAACATGTAAAGAACCTGCAAATTTGTCAAATTACAGTATACATACTTGGCCTGAATATAATTACGCTGCTTTGCACATATTTGTCTGTGGTGATTTTGAAAAGCATTTGCTTATTTGGATTATTTGAGAGAAAAATTGAGATATATGTTTGTAAAAAAAGAAATACATTTGCAAGTAACTAACGCCAGTAATAAACCCTAACTTTACCTGGATATACTTCGTTCAAAACCTGTATACGTCCATTATTACTATCTAATGTATATTCCAGTTTCTTAATTAACATACCTCCTATAAAGTTAGTGCCTGGATCTGTTATCTGACTGCTAAAGTTTATAACTTCTATCTTTTTCGTATCACTTAAGTTTATGTCTGTAGGTATATCAATCACGAATGTATCTCTAGCATAGAATGTATCAATATTAATCTCTTGTATATGAAACAATGTCAAATCATTAATACTAGTAGGGACCAATAAAGGTTCTGCAGTTACATCATTCTTGATAAGTATCTTAATAATTACACCTCTAATTGGAATGTAAGTTATCAAATCAATAAATTTAATGTAGGGCATATCAACATATACAGACCAATCACTTCTAAAAGTCTGTTCCTGACTATCAACAATTATGTTCTGTGTCCATGATGCAGCATCTATTCTAACGTAAGCATGCATATTTATAACTAATCCAACTTGATTAGTTTGTCCAGAAACAGGATAAACCTTTACTGTTTCTGTATCATCTCTGAGTGTATTGTATAAATCAATGCTACCAAGTAAATCGTTATTTTCTGTAGCAACGAATAATTCTCTAGGTAGATATATTATATAAGGAATTTTGATTAGGTGATATCTACCAACTGTAAATAGATTTGTTATGGTTGTTTGACTTTCAATCATCTGAGCCTGTGTACTATAATGCAAAGCCAAATCCATTTGATAGGGTAATCTAGTTATGTGAGCTACAATCTCAATCTGAAAGTTCGTATAACCTGCTACATTTGTATTATTATCAGATAAGTTTATTAGTGAGTCATCTCTAGCAGCAAGGTATAATTTTATTAAAGGTTGTTCAAAACCTGAAGCATGAAACTGACCTAAAAACGGTTGCTCATATCTATCCATTATTTTTTCATCAAAAACAACACAAAATGGTTTAGGTAAACCTCTGGCTAACAATTCACTGTATGAACCAATTATAGATGGTTGACCAGATAGGAATATAATTCTATCAAGTCTTGTTTTATTATTCTCGAAATCCATAAATTCAACATCTCTATCAAACAACCTTTTCAAAATATACGATGCATACTGTTTGACATTGCTTGCAGTGTATCTAACAATAAAGCTTTGTTTATTTTGCAGTAACAACATTGACAAACAAGCTACAAAGTAAAATGTCAACTGTAACTGTAAATATAAACGCTTTGTATACTTTATATCTTGATAAAATTGTAGAAGAGTTTGGAAGGAAGACTAAACCAGAAAATTTTGCAGTAGCTGAATTTTCAACTCTTGATCTGGAAAGAGGTTTTAAAATTAGAGACTTAGAAAATCTTGTTAGCAGAAATACAAACGTCATTATACAACATAGTAGTGGTCAGTTATATTTAGTTGATACTCAAGTTTTAAAAGAACCAGTTAATATAATAAAACAATGTGGAGACTTAAATAAGTTTTATGATTCAATGCATCGTAAATTGATGAATGTGGTTAAGGAAGAAGAACACAAACAAAAATTTGTTGACTACGGAGCATTGCATCTAACAATACTAAGATTCTTCATCTACACTCATGATTCTAAACAAGTAGCAAGAATTATATCAAACAAAATGATAATGGGACAAAATCTAATTGCAAGATTAGGTTTTAAATTCCTATTTGGAAGATCATTAATCTATCAAAAAATAGAGAAATTCAGACAAGTACCGATGGAATTAAATAATATGGAACTGATGACTGTTTTAAGCTTTGCATTAGTGTATAACGGTCAAGAACTTAAAAAATATCAACAAATGTTAATTAAAGAAAACATATCATTGGATAGTTTTGTATATCAATCAATTAAAGTTGAACAAACTGAGGGAAATACAGGACAGGATAACACCAAACAAAATGATCAGAATAATAACAAACAAAATGATAGTGAAACTACTTCAAAACAAGACACAGAAAATAAAGCACATCTAGTAGCAATAGCAACTTTAGTTGTAGTAGCAATTGCTAGCGTTGCTGTTGTAGGATATCTTATAGCGCGCTTCATCAAATTTGCTGAACATGCTTTCACCACTGTAATAGACGCAATAACTAGCTTCAAAATATTGATACTTGTTGCTGTTATAGCACTAGCATATATTTTCAGAGATGTTCCGCTATATTGGATTACAGTCAAAGCATTAGAAGAACAAAAGAAACAACAACAACAGGATGATAGACAAAACAGAGATAAGAGAGATAGATCTAATGAAAACAGAATACACAGAAATAAACAAAAACATCAAGAGTACGAACAAAAATACAATCAACTTGTAAACCAAAAAATACAGACATTACCTAGATTGGTAATTGTTTCAACATAATTTTTTTACTTTTTTTAGATGAGCACTAATACTCTATGTTCAGACTGGGCGATATACTCAAAGATTTTATTAAGACTGATACTAGTTGTGATGTTTTTGGTTTATTGATTGATGATTGTATATTAGTCAGAAGCAAATATGCTCACCTGATTAAGGAGATCGAGCAAAAATACAACAAACCAACTTACATTGTTGATGGTATTGTAGACTACAGTAAAGGACAACCTTTATACACTACAGATCTCAAAGACACAAACAGCAACAACATATAATGTTATCTACCAAAAGTAATCAAAAGCCAAGAATTGTAAGAATACCCTATATCCGATCTAACAATCAAAAGATATTTCTACTTGATTTAACCTTTAACACCTACAATACAATAAAGTCACTTATAAACAATTACATAAAACCAAGGCTAAGACCAACGGTTGTTATTCCAAAGCTAACTATAACTAATCAGAACGCATACATAGAATATCGTAAAGCCTTAATACAACAGGGCATTACAGTTTTAAATTGGAGAACAAAAATTCCTATGCTATCACAAAGTAATGATGATGTAGCAGAACCAGAGAAAGCATATAACAAACTTAGTTTGACTGTTGCTAACTTCATAGACTTAACACTAATATTTAGCAGTTTACATAACTATTATCAATCCAGATACATACAACTAAACAGAACATTAACCAAAATAATTGAGAATCATTTTGTTTTGCAACAAAACAGTAATAACATTTTAGTATTGATATTTGATCCTCAGTTTGCAGCAAATATACTAAACATAAACAATATCAGAAATGATGTTATCGGTAAAATTCTCTATTATGGAAGCGATTGGCTTAATTTGTTTTCGGAAATATACGTGGCAATAGTTACAAGTAGAGGCTACGATAATGATGTAAAAATGCAAATACTTAAACTAACAAATGTTAGCAGACAACCTTATTTGATTATAGAAATTTTGGATAAATATCTTAAAAAGTTTGCTCCCGAGGAGACAGATAAACAAACAACTATTACAAACAAATTATACTCAATAGCAGATCAAAATGTTACAAACTATAAACCGACTAACAAAACAGAATATCAATTCAAAAAGTTTATATCTGCTTCACATACATTAAATATCTCACTAGAGAGAAAACATATACCTGATATTAGCAGCATAACATTCGAGAGAAAAGAATTGCATATACTAACAATCTCTAGATTTTTAACTCAGAAAGATGAGAGAATCATAAAGAATGATAGGATTGAACAATATAGCACCATAATACCTGCAATGATTAGAATTATGGAAGATCAAGGTATAAAGATTAAGAAAGTTGACATTGATCATGTTAAACCATTTAACAATAACAGAGTTACATTAGTCTCAAAAGTTAGATTTCACATACAACTACCAGGAGGTCAAGAAGATATATTAGAGGTTGAACTGCCTCAGTTAATTGACAACTATTACTTCTATGTTAATGGTCGTAGAAAGATAATGACTTATCAGTTACTCTCAGATCCAATAACGATTGTAAAACCATACACAGTTAGGATACATACAATGTATCAGGTTGCAATAATAACATACAATCCTAAAAAACAGACATCAAAAATATACACAGTTGGAGTTGAACTTAATCCTGCCATATTATTTATGGTTCATGGTAGAAAGAAGTTCTTCAATTTATTTGGTTGGGATTATGAAATAGTTTAAGATGTTTTTTTGTTAAACTTCTTCATAAATATCTATTATAGTTCTTTTATATATCAATCGGAACAGCGGATCAATATATTGTGGTGGCTTTCTTATAACTTTTATATTAGCATTTGGTCCTAGTTGTTCTCTAACAAATTGTATAATGCTAGACAAATTATCTTCATTTGAACCATTATTTAATAAGATGTAATACGTCCTAGACAAACTACTCATATCTTTAAATTTAGTGTAGTTTCTATTACACAAAAAAATCCTAATATTAAGATTCTACTCTAAACACACCTTTTATAAACTCTCTTACATATGCTCCTGTATACGAATCAATTGTTTTGCTAGCTAACATAGTTGGAATTAGATTATGTCTCAGAGCAATTGCAATCAACTTAACAGTTGTAGCTAAAACTTTACTGTTAACAAATTTCTCATTAAAAGGTAATTCATACAAAGATCTCAAATAGTGATATTGATCTACAAACTTATATTTTTCATCTATCATGCTAACCAGAATAGTGTCATATATGTTGTATGCAATAACTAAGCTTGGGTCTTCATCCCAGATTTGTTTTAAGGATTTGTTTAGTTTTACTTTGCTAGATTTTAATTCTAATTTTGAGACATTATCCAAAGAGTAAGATGTTAGATCTGGTTTTATATTGCGATACATCTTTAACAAATCTATTGTTGCACCATAGACCAAGTCACAATCTGTACCCACATTCTTTTCATCATTCACTTTACAGGGAATAATGGAACTATCGTTTGTTAGCTTTATGTATCTGTTTATGATGTATGATACGTCAAAGCCAACATTCCAACCAACATACAAAACAAACTCATCTTTTATTTTATTGGTTATGTGAACAACTAAATCCTTTTCATTTTCGAAAGCAATCAATTCAATTTCTTGATTAACTTGTTCTGGTAAATATTTTTTTACTGTTTGTAAATCTATATGTTTTGTTTGCAAGTAACAACTATATATTTTGTTCTTATTGTTATCCATATAACTGTAACATATGATGGGTCTATCAGCTATAACTGGATCTGGAAATTCTCCTTCATTGTTTAAAACTTCTATATCCAAATATACATAACTGGGTTTGTGAAACGATCTATTTCTAGATACTGCTAGGAATAATGCAAAATTCTGAACTAAACTGCCCTCTATAACTCCAAATGAAGAGCTTTTACTATTTATATTTTTTATGTAGTCGCTAAGTATTTTACCGTAGTCTCTGCTAACAATTCTGAGTTCTTTTTTATCTCCTGTTACAAATGTAGCAAAATTGAATTTTTTGTCTGCATCAAAATTATGTACAAAAGTTTGAATTGGTAATCCGATAATCTTTTTGCCTGCTTCAGGTTTGTATAAACATAACAACATATAATTTTCATATTCAAAGCAGGATATTATATCATATCCATTTAAATCAATATCCAAATCTAAATTCTTAGCACTATCATATTCTGATTGTAAGAACTCTAATTGTTTTGCTGCTTCTACTTTGCTTGCTGTATCTATGTAGACTAGATTTGGATTATTTGTTGCTTGCTTAAATGTATCCAAAATATGATTTATGATATCCTCTTCTCTACTTCTCAAATAGTAAGCAGGATGATATGTTGCATAAATTTCTATCTTTTGTTTAGTATTCCTATCCAAAACAGTGTCTATAAATCCTTTTTGTGATGCTTTGATATGCTTAAGTTGGTAAATTTTACATATTTGTTGCAAACCTCTATTACCTAGTGTAATAATTTTAACTGGTGAATATTTTTGTATTTGATTAATGATGTTTGGTCTACATTTTGTTAACACAGTATCATTTGGAGTTTCATTCTTATCTGGATGACATAAAACACTATTTGTTATTACAATATTGTAGTTTTTGATTTGTTTTATAATGTTGCGAATTATGGAGCCTGATTTACCTGTAAATGGCCTACCGGTTTTTGCTTCTGTGTAGCCTGGTGCTTCACCAACTAACATAATAGTTTGATCTGAACCATTATCTATGTAATCCTCCATAACAATAGGACGATCTCTTAACATACATGAAGCACAGTTATCAAACTTCATATACAAAAATTTAGTATTGTTGCTACTTTATATTTTTAAGTATAGGATGACCTAACACTAAAATTTTTTGAGCATCCTCTTTAACTTCAAATTCATTCTCAAGTTTCATTAACTCCTCTATGAATCGCTTTCTATAGTTACTTGGAGCTTGGAAACCTCCTGCTAGAGGATTGAATGATGGTGTTCCATCTTTTGTTGTTGATGAAAACAATAAAACAGGTATGAGATCAATGACAGTCATATTTACATCAACATACTTTGGATGACCTGAAATAAAAGTCTCTTTAGATGGAGTAAAACTAATGTTTTGAACTGCGGCTACTGGTATAAAAACTTGTCCTGGAACTAGACATGAAAACATATAAGGTGGAGCAGTAAATAATCTGCTTAGAAATGTTCCAGATTTAAGAAATTGAGATATAGCATCATCATTATTAGACCAATAATCACTCCATAAAGTAGGAGCAGATATCATATACAAACCAATAAGAGGTACTAATATATTCTCAACAAATTCATTGAAACTGTTTGCAACAAATCTCATATTAATGTTAACTGATAGTAAGTATGTACTACTCTCATATGCTTGAGGATAAGCTGGTTGTTTAGCTAACACTAAATTTCTAATAATGTTAGTTATTTTGTTTAAACCACTATCTAAGCTAGTAAATATTTGATTTGGTATCAGTTGATTAATAGTATCTACAAGCAATTTACCAATAGCAGCTAATATTGCTACATTTGTAATAATACCCGATGCCATCTCTATACCAAAATTTAATAATTGTATACCTGCATCATTTTCTAGTGTATTGTTGTACTGCAGACTGATATCCAGTTCTCTAGCTAAGTACACTAAGTTACTTACATTTGTTAGTTTGTTTTTTGCCTTGGCTAATTGTTTACTGAAACTGTTTGTTGTAAATTTTGTTACACCTGTAAAATTTACACCTTCCCTTAAATATTGTTCAAGAACTTTGAAATGCTGCAATATAAGATGTGGAATTGAATCAGCTACTTGCAATCCGTCTACACCTTTGAACCAATTTACTAAATTTGTATAGCCGGGATCATTAACAAGCAACATAACTATTAATAGCGTTTTGATTTTATTATGCAATCTAGAAGTGTTAATATCTTTTTGATAAAATGGTTTGAATAATACCCAGTTTGATGTTGCTAGTACATCAAGATGTTGTTGATACAGAAAGTGATCAATATCTTTATATCTGTCTGATACATCTTTACCAACAAAAGCAAAGTTACCCAATTTAAACATGATTACGATGCTTATACAACATATCTAAACTTAGTTATATGCTATCAGATACATTGATTAAACATGTATTCCGCAATAATGGTATTTTACCATCCGTGTATGTATTTAAAGATCCCTACCTATTTGAGATAGATTTAATTGATGGCTTCTTTCAAACTATGAGATATTTATCAGCAAATGTTAGAAAGTTTGATAGGTTAGTTGACTTCATTAAATCAGACCAATACAATGACATTTTGAGTAGTGATTTTGGTATCACGGCTAGCAGAGATAAGAAATCACTGATGATAGAATTTCACAAAAAATTCAAAACAAACTATGTAGCAGAAATAAACAAAAGAATATTGAGAGTAGATTATTTTGATCAAACGGAGATTAAAGATATGACCACAGATTCAATAATTGTTTTGTGTAGTGAACAAAAAATTAAAGACTACATTACAATATTGAATAAAAATTATCATATTCGCATTACAAGATATGAGGTTATACTATCAAAATTGATTAATCATAGAACTATTATGGTTATATAGTATTGATTACTTTTTTCCGCCTTTCTTCTTCTTCTTCTTCTTGTCCTTCATAATAAATGTTTGCTATTTTTTATACAATACAAAGCAATACCAAACATGCAAAAGAGTAAGTTTGAAGAGCTTCGCAAGAGAATCAGAGTTTATCTACCTCAAAGTAATCAATACGTAACAGTAAAAGAACCACTAGCAAAACAAAGAATAAATATTATGAACAATCTTTTAGCATTGCAAACAGCTGGTAATGTAGATAAGGAAGAAAAAAGTCTAGAGAGAATAAAGTTCCTGTATAAAATCATAGATAACTATGTTGAGAATTGTGTAGAAGAGTATGATCAAGTTGGTCAAAAAATCACACTAGAAGAAAAACATTATCTCATATTACCGATAATTGAGTTGCTAGCAACATTAACTGTTATTGAAGTGAAGGAATATTGTTCCAAATGCAATAGTGAAAATAATTTTGTGCTCACATATGATTTGAATTTATTCAACGATCCCAATATTGATATACTTGAACATATAAAAAACCTAAGAGAGCAATTTGAGATAGAGAAACCTATCTATTCACTGATTTTTGAATTACCAGAAAAGAGTCTTGAACCAACAGATATAAATATAAATGTGGAAAATCTAGATATTAGAATAAAAGTTGGCTTTCCATTGGCTTGTATAAATATTGAGGATATAATAAATGCTCCCTTTACAAATTTTGAGTATGTTCACAGTCTATATATATTTGAAACTGGACCTCAGGAGAAAATTAAACTGATGTATAATGCTACAAGTGGAAACGTATCTGTATTAAGAGATTTACCTGAAAGTCTAGTCAAAATCATAACAAGAAAACTCAACAAAGCTATTGAACCTTATCGTCAGGAAAGAATTAATTTAAAGTATATGTTTACGTGTCAGGAATGTGGAAATCAAAATGAGATTACATTTGAACCTATACAACATTTTTTCAACATCTTCATACAGTAAAATTAAGTCCAATAACATTTTTGAGCAATGCTCTGGTTTTGGAAATTAAAGATTTAGATATTTTTAATTTACCTGCTAGTTTTATGATTATATTTCATGTTCAAGCAACTAAAATTGTAGAGAAACAAAAAGAATTAGAACATAAATTATCTAGTCAATCTAAACAAAAAATTAATCATCCTTTTGTATTCTAAAATTTTTTATCTAGATATTATATAAAGCAACTAACAGCGACTAAGAATATGCAGATATTGCGAGAACAAATACAGAAAAGCATACGAAAATATTGGAATTTTGACAAAAAAATATTTATTGTAAATGGAAATTATATTGCAAAAGAGTTATCTGATATAGAAGTAAAATTTGTTAATGAATTATATCTGTTAGTCTTTGCAGCAAACAATAAAGATAGTTGTTTAATAACAGGTGTTGCTGATACACGAATTACAATATATGTTCCACATGGTATAGCTTCACTAACATTTGAACAACTACATCATAACCTACTTAACAACAAAAATTTCTGGGCTAAAATTAATCTCTATCAAAGTATTGGTATGTTCACTTTATCTCAGGTATTGAAGATAGAGAAAAGAAATCCGATCCCAGTTTACAATTGGTCAAATGCTCCCATTGTTTTGGAAAACAGAGCTATCATTAAAGGTTTTACACGTAACGAACCTTTGCTAGTTACAGCAAACGGAAAATCAGCTAAAGATCAACTTGATAACGAGTACAAGACTATAAGTTTAACCTCTATGCTTGATGTCTCCATCCTCCATAAAGGTGGAGATGATTGCGAAAAGATTGACGGGTATTTATCTTCAGGGTAGAATAGCAACTAAATATGTAGGACACAAAAATAATCAAAAAAGCCTATAAATACCACTTAGATTAGTTTTTTGCTACAACATACCTAAATTTATTAGCATGACAACCAAAGTTAATAAACAGCGTATTTATCAAATTTTCAAGACACTGCAAGGAGAAGGAGCATATATAGGATTACCTGTATTGTTAATCAGATTTGCTAGTTGTAATCTAAGATGTAAATTCTGTGATAGCTACGAGAATTGGTCAAATCCAGGTAAAGATTTTAGTCCTGAGGAACTGATAAACTACATATTAACAAACCATATAGTTGATTCTGTTCAGAATGTTAGTTATGAGCTAAATGATTATTTGCTTATGTTTACTGGTGGAGAACCTTTAATAACAGAAGATAGACAAGCATTCATAGTTGAAGTATCAAAACTATGGAATGAATATAGTGGAAAAGATTTTGTCATAATAGAAACAAATGGAACAAACCCTATAATAGATGACTTTGTTTATTGTAATAACATAAAATTTCATTTTAGCATATCACCAAAAGAAATGAGATATCAACATAAATATGTAGATACGTATCCAAAACTCGTAGATCAGTTAAACAATATGAATGTAAACAACATAAGCTTTTCCCTTAAATTTGTTTATGAAAGTTCACAAACCCAGGAATTTATATTGACATTAGCAGAAAAAGTAAGAAATAAAGCTGTTGGCATATTTGTTATGCCAGAAGGAGCAACGAGAGAAAAACAATTAAACAATAGTTATGAGACACTATTATTCTGCACAAAACATAATTTGATATTCAGTCCCAGATTACATATTTTACAGGATTTTAAGGAGAAAGAATTCATAGGATAAATTTTTTGTTTATTGTAAGCACACAGATTTGATATGCCTGTAGCACTTGTTCAACAGGATATAAGAACACTAGATCAATTAATGAATAATGAAGATTATTTATTTGTCTTTGATGACATTTATAAATACACACCTGATAGAATAAAGTATCTCTTTCCAGGTTTTGCTATTACAGGTCGTTTTGACTTCATAGGACCATTGAAGGGATTTCTACCTGCAGTTGTGGTATCTTCTCCAAATGATATTGTTGTTACAATACAACCTGGGCTAGCCCAATGTGAAAGTTTTGGACTAATAATACCTAAACGAAAAGCAATTACAATAACACAAAGTGAGATAGATAGTTACAAAACAGTAAACAATATAACAACAAATCTATTTACAACTTATCTCTGTGTACAAACAAATATAATAGGATGTAATGATGGTATCAAAACAACAAACATGGAATGGGTTCTATCTACTAGATCTGAAAGTAAAAGATTTGACTTAAGTACTACTCCAAATTGTAGAATACCTATACTAGCACTAGATATAGACACTTCTACAACTATATATAACGCATCTGTTAATATTCTACTGACAGCTGATTTGTATCCATAATTTTTTGCAAAAAAATAATTAGGGATAAGGAAATTCTTCAGTTGTAAAAGTTTCGTTTGCTTCAGTATTATTTGTATTAAGGTTTATGTTTTCTTTTGTTAACATCTCATAAAACTTTTCTCCGAGTATTTGCTTTATGAGATTATCAAAATTAACATTCTTTTGCAATTGTATAGACTGCATTGTAGATAGAGATGAAAATATCTCAGACAGTGTGTTAAATATCAGATTTACAGGTTTCGTTAATTCAATTTTAAGTAGTTCTGCATACATATAGTAAAGATCTTTATCTAGCAAATACATGTAATACAACATAAGTTTTGTTAGTGCTTGATTAATTGGTTCTTGTAACATTATTATTTTCTCTAGAAAGTAGCTAGACACTATTCCTAATAGAGCCGTTTCTGTTTCTTGTATTAGATGTGAAGCTGGTAAGCCAGCTACCTTACCTATAATACTTTGTAGCATATCGGATAAAGATTGTAAGTTTGGATTATATTCTCCTATAGGTGTAAAACCTTCAATGTTAAAATATTTTTGTCCATTCTTTGTTGGTATGATAAGTATGTTGTATGGTGTTAAGAATTTGGGAAATGTCTGAGCTGGTATAATATCATTAACTGGAATTAATTCACTTTTAAACATTGTGAGTGCTTGCTGCAGATAATGTGATACATGAGCATTAGATAGATTAGAAACTTCCACAGCAACATTTAATACCTTTCTTTCGTTGACAATATCTGTAGCTATCTTCTGTATCAACAAATTATACAAGTTACTCAGACTAATAATGTCTTTTATTAAACCCTCATCATAAGGTTTAGGAAAACTAAACTCAACAATCTTATTTACAGGAACTAAAAAGATATTCTCACTAAAATGATCTGCTAAATCTTGTTTAATTTTCTTTAGCATTTCTTCATTGCCTTCAAATATAGCATTCGCAAGAGCATTTGTTATATTCCTTAGTAATTGCTCTCTTTCTGGATTATTTTGTTCTCTGTTAATAGGTGTATGCAAATCTTGAGTAAATGGATTACCCACAACAAGATAAGCAATTGTTAATTTACCTAAAGTAAGAGCTTTAACTCTTGTTTTGTTAACAATATGTGCTTTATATAGCATTGTGTGTTTGTGAAACTTATTATTGCTTATTGTGACTTTAATGTTTTCGTTTTTTTTGTTACTATTCTGTAGATTTCGCAATTGCATGAAAGCAAAATCATAATCTTGTGTATTCTCTATATAAACATAACTTTCTTTGTTTACATTTAGTAGTTTCTCAATGTTACTGTAGTTAACTAGCCAAACATAACACTTTCCATCTACTATAAGTGTAGATAGTACTTCATAGATTATATTGTTTAAGTCTAGTGATTTTGCTAAGTTAAATACTATATCTTTGTCTATTTCCATATCAAGCGTTATGATATATCTATCACCATTATATAGTTGAGGTGCTAAATTGGTCATATATATTTCAAATATTCTTTGCAATATAGGATTTCCATATAGTGTTTCAATTGTTATGCTTGTTTGATTTGTGCTTCTTAATATATTGCTCAAATCAGATTTCAGAGTAGGAGCTATTTCTTCTAAAACTCTTAACAATCTTTCTGATATACCAGCATCTTGTTGTTCTAACTTATTTTGAACTAAACCTTTAAGCAATCTTTCAACATTGGATAGCTTTTCAAAATCCTTATTGCTAGGTTGCATTTTTACAGCAGCTTGAAGTAAGGAAAATATGTTATAGCACACATAATTGATGAATTTTATAGATGGATTAAAAAACTACATACAAAACAAAGATTTGTTGTTACAATATATTAGGCAGCATCCTATTGAGACTATAGAGAATTTGTTTTTAATGCCTGCTCCAACAGATGATAACAAAAAAGTTCGTATAACATTAAACGTTCCTCAAAAATTGTTAATAACTAATGCACTACAATCTAATGATATATATGCACTAGGTTCAACTCAGATAGCTGGCAAAACTACAGCTGCTGCTTTACTAACAGCATATGTTTTAATTGCATATCCAGGAATACATGTCTACTACCTATCGTTAAAAGATGAATTGGCTATGGACTTCCAGAGCAGAGTCTTGCGTATCATCGATAATATGTTTCCCGCTATAAAGGTTGAGTACAAAAGACAACCATTTCAAAACAAAGTTATATTATTTGAGAATAATTCAGTTTTCAGAGTTAGTGGTATCAATAAACACTACAAAGATCCAAGCTATCTATTCAAACAATTAACTGTTCAAATATTGATTATAGATGAGTTTGCTAACATTAAGAGTAATTGGAGAATGTTGGAATTAGCAACAACAAGATTGGCTGCTACACGTAGTATGATGCGCAATATATTTCCAACATCATTAATATTATTGTCTAACGCTGCTGCTTTGATTAATGATGAAGCTAGATTTGCATTCAAATTATGGTATGATAGCACACAAGGTCTAACAGCATATACTCCTATACTATTCTACTACAGAGACTTACTAGATGACGAACAAGCTAACAAACACATTGAAGAGGAATATAAGAGAACAAGAAACCTCAGGCAGATTTTAATAAACTATGAATGTATGTTCTTACCTGATAGCGATAGTTTCATTGATGATGATGAGGTTTTGAACAAATTAGTTAGGATTAACAATAATATTAAACAAAAAACATACTTTTTGAAAGATGATTTTGGAGAAGTTATAACTGCTTTAAATGTGTATAGTGATATAGAGTTGTATATGTTTCAAAAAACAATTTACATTGGAGTTGACATAGCTACTGCTTATGGTAAGGATAGCTATGCTATTGTTGGTGTTGATCCACAGAATGGTGATTTAGTATTTGAATGGCAAGCTAGCAACATAGACGTAACATCTGTTTTGAGAATATTGTCAGAAATAGCTAAACAGTTTCGTAACTGTAAATTGGTTATAGAGAGGAATCTAGGCTCACATATTATTGAGATTTTGCAGCAAACATACGCAGAGAAAATTTATGTGGATAATCTAAATGATCAAAAACCGGGTGTCTACATTACACAAAAAAGTAAAGAGAAAATGTTCTCTATTTTATATGATGTTGTTAATCAAAATCCAGATGCAATCAAAAGCAAAAACCTAGCCATACAAATACTATCACTTAAAAAGAGAAAAGGAAAAATTGTATCTGAACTTGAACATGATGACTTATTAATGGCTTACTGTATTGCTTTGTATGCAATAAAGCATGATAGTATGCTAGAAAATATTAATCAGGATAGTGAACAAACAACAGTAAATGAAGTAGCAGCATTCAGTCAATTATTGATCTATCAAAAGGCTGTTCAGAATGTTCATCAAACAGAAGAACAAATATTAGAGGATTTAGCTAAAATAGCAGGAATAATAAACGATAAAGACATATTGTTAACATTAAGCCAGGTGAGCTACTCCACCTGGGAGTTTCCTGCTTCATAGAGGCTTCCGCCTCTCCACAGGCTTAACTTCGGGTCGTTCCAACCTTACCAAGTATAGGTTTATAGATGCATTTACATCCCTGTCGTGGACTGTCCCACATACAGGACAAGTCCAAATTCTTTGATGCAAAGCCAAATCCTCTTTTTTATAACCACAACAATGGCATAGCTTGGAAGATGGGAAAAACCTATCTACTTGAATAAAAGTTCTCCCATACCACTCTGCCTTATACCTGAGATAGGTCAAAAACTTTGACCAGCTACTGTCCGAGATGGACTTAGCAAGGTGTGTCCGCAGCAGTCCCTTCACATTTATGTCCTCCACCACCACGACTTGGTTTTCGTCTATGATGAGCTTTGTTTTAGGCAAAAGTAATATAAATAATTACACAATAGATAAAGATCAAAACAATCAAATCATAACAACAAGTAGTGGTTGGATAAAATTATTGGACAAACTAGAACTTGGAACATGCTTAGATCACTATACATTTATTGTAGAATGTCCATTGTTTGTTGCAAGACAATGGTTCAGACACAGATTTGGTTCTTTTAATGAAGTCAGCAGAAGATATACAGATGTTGATTTGGGTTTCTATATTCCAGAAAAGTTGAGACTGCAATCAAAAAACAACAAGCAAGCTTCAGATGATAATTATCTAGACAATGAACAAAATACTTTGCTAGTTAGCTTATTGCAAACAAGTGTTAAAACTATGAAAGTTATTTACAATTTATTAAGAGAATTAGATGTTGCTAAAGAGATAGCTCGTGGTGTTTTACCACAATTTATGAAAACAAGATTTTACTGGACAGCTCCAAGAATATCTATAGACAATTTTATAAAGTTACGTAAACATAAACACGCTCAATTTGAGATAAGAGAATTTGCTGAAGCTATCGAACAAATGATTGGATATAAAGAATGTTATAATTTAAAGCTTTAACTTTTTTTGTTCTTACTGAACGCTTTGAGCAAAACTAAGAATGAGAGTTATAAAACGAACTGGTTATATAGAATCATTATCAATTAATAAAATCAGATCTATTGTCAATTTTGCTTGCAACGGACTTAGAGTTGACCCTTATGAGCTTGAGATGGATGCTCGCATACAATTCAGAGAGGACATCACCACCAAAGAAATACAGCAGCTGCTCATAAGAACTGCTGCGGAAAAGGTATCTCCAGAAAAACCAGATTGGCAGTATGTAGCAGCAAGACTTCTTCTTTACGATCTTTATAAGGATGTGGGATATATAAGAGGCTATAAGGTAAAAGACAAGATAAATGGTAAATACAAGCCTTACAATCCAAAAAGCTTTTACACTCTTGTGAAGACCTACACAGACAGAGGTATATACGGTGAGTATTTGCTAAGGGAATACTCCAAAGAAGAGTTTGATACTCTTGCCAGCTACATAAATCCAGACAGAGACCTTCTTTTCAATTATACGGGTATAAAAGTACTCTACGATAGGTATTTAGTAAGGGATGAGAATGGAAATGTTATAGAGCTTCCACAAGAGATGTATATGCTTATTGCTATGACTTTGGCTATTCCTGAAAAGAAGGAGGAAAGGCTAAAATATGCAAAACTCTTTTATGACCTTATGTCAAATCATGAAATCTCTCTGGCAACTCCTACACTTATGAATGCAAGAAGACAACATAGTCAACTTTCTTCTTGTTTTGTTTTAACAGTAGATGATGACCTTTATGACATCTTTGACAACGTGCAAAAGGCAGGACAAATATCCAAGTTTGCAGGAGGTCTTGGTATATACCTTGGCAAAATTAGAGCTACAGGTTCTCCTATAAGGAAGTTCAAAGGAGCAAGCTCTGGTGTTTTACCTGTGGTTAAAATTCTCAACGATGTGATGGTGTATGTGGATCAGCTTGGGATGAGGAAGGGAAGTGCGTCAATCACGCTGGATATATGGCATAAGGATGTTTTGGACTTTTTGGAGGTCAAAACCAACGTGGGCGATGAGAGAAAGAAGGCTCACGACATACATCCTGCCATATCCATACCAGACCTGTTTATGAAAAGACTGAAAAACAGACAAAAGTGGACGCTCTTTGATCCCTATTACTGCAAGAATGTAAAAGACGGCAAAAACCTGGAGGACTTCTACGGTCAAGAGTTTGAAGAGCTTTATGAAAGGCTTGAGCGAGAACTTCCGCCAAACACCAAAAAAGAAATGGATGCCTTTGAGCTATGGAAGAGACTCTTGACAGTGATATTTGAAACAGGAGAGCCTTACATCTTCTTCAGAGACACTACCAACAGACTAAATCCTAACAAGCATTGCGGTATGATCTACTCGTCCAATCTTTGCCACGAGATAGTGCAAAATATGTCCGTGACCACACACATAGAAGAATACTTTGACCCAGAGACAGGCATAATCACCCATAAGAAGAAGTCAGGAGATGTGGTTGTATGCAACCTTGGCTCTATCAACCTTGGCAAAGTCTACACAAAAGAAGACCTTGAGAGAGTGGTGCCAATATTGGTCAGGATGCTTGACAATGTTATATCTATTAACTACTATGCCATAAAGGAAGCGGAATATACCAACAAACGCTACAGAGCCATAGGCATAGGTGTTAGCAACTACCACTACTGCCTCGTGAAAAACGGAATTTCTTGGGAGTCAGAAGAACACCTTAGGTTTGCCAATGCCTTGTTTGAAAGGATAGCTTACTATGCTATAAAAGGCTCTATGCAGTTGGCAAAAGAAAGAGGAGCTTATCCTTTGTTTGAAGGTTCAGATTGGAACAAAGGCATATTCTTTGGAAGAGAGCCAGAAGAAAACCAAAAAATATCTGAAGAAAATGGCAACAACTTAGACTGGATAGGGCTTGCGGAGGATGTCAAGAGATATGGACTGAGAAATGCCTACTTGCTTGCCTTGATGCCCACAGGCTCCACATCTCTGATAATAGGAGCCACTCCGTCCATTGATCCCATCTTTGCCAAATACTACAAGGAAGAAAATATGTCTGGCATTCTCCCACAAGTTCCACCAGAAATAGACAAATACTACTGGCACTACAAATCCGCCTATAACATAGACCAAGAGTGGGTCATTCGTGCTGCGGCGGAGCGTCAAAAGTGGATAGACCAAGCCCAATCTTTGAACTTGTTTATAGACCCAGAGCAGATTGATGGACCTAAACTCTCAAGACTTTATGAACTTGCTTGGGAGCTTGGGTTAAAAACCGTGTATTACTGCAGAAGTAAAAGCTTAACAGAGATAGAGGAATGTGAAAGTTGTAGCTCATAAACAAAAACTGTCTAAGTAAATTAGTAAAAGTTCGTTACTATAGCAATAACGATCTGGTTTGGATAGAAGAAAGCGAGCTGATAGAAAGCTCGGGTGGTAAGGTGGAAGGATTTCTGGACATGCTGTATGAAATTAGTCCTGAACTCATAAAAAGATATGTGGAGAAAATAGAAATAGATGAAGATAAACCTGAACTATGGGCGTATATTTATCTTAGCAAGGAATTAAGGAAATGTATTCAAAAAGCATTCTGGAGTAGAGAGATAGATCTTATCTCCGCAAGCGACATGATAAGATACAGCCTAAAATACGATAAATCATGTATTGAGAGATTAGCTGATTCGTTGAATGCATAGAGATAAAAAAAGCATTCTCCTCCTTCCTTCACCCTTTTTTTCAAAATCAAACAAATCCGACAAATTTAAATTGTTATTATATGGTCTGCTACTGAGATAGTAGTTGTTTACACATATGCTAAATTTTTTTGTTATGAGTTTATTTATCACAGAACCACTTATATTTGAGGGATCAAATATTAAGCCAGAAAATTATGGATTAACATGGAGATTTCATCCATTAGGTATATTTAGTGAGACTATATTTGGTCCAATATATGATTATACTTGTGCTTGCAATATAGTTCGCCCACCAAAATATATTTGTCCTGTTTGCAATGTTGAATCTAAACCTGCATACATGAGAGCATACACAATCGGTAAAATTAAATTGAATGTTCCTGTTCCACATCCATTAATATTGTTAATACTTCGTAAATATGAAAGTTTATTTGGAATGTATACTTATGATGAGAATAATGGTGTACAGGATAAATCACTTGGTTTGTATATTGAGAAGAAGGTTTTATCTCCTTTTGGTATATGGCTTCATTTACTTGCTAAGATATATAATGTATCCATACAAACAATGATTGATAAATTTGGTTCAATTGCTTTGGAGAAAGGTTTATATTTAGATCAGGATTTGGACTTATATGAACAAGTTTCATCGCTCATTTATAATAAACTGAATGATAACAAACAACTAATACAAGCCATCAAAAACAATGTTAGCTTTGACAATGCTTTTGTGGAATATGTTAATGTATTACCTGCTGGAGTCAGAGATATTAATATTGCATTTGGTAAAAATCTAACCGTTTTAAATCTGCATGAGATCAACAGAGATTATCTTGATCTCTTATCTGCGAACAAGAAACTTGATATAGATGAAACATCTACAAAATACTTTATATATGGTAATATGTTACATAAACTATACAAAATAGAGCACAAAATAATATCATCCTTCATAAAAAAGAAAACAGGTCCAATTAGAGGTAAAACGCTAGGTAGAAGAATTGATTTAAGCACTAGGTCTGTTTTGGTTGGAAATCCTGCTATCAAACCAAAGGAAGTAGTTGTTCCTTATATTTGTGCTTTCATGTTACTAGAGGACAAAATCATATCCAAACTAATTGAGCAGAAACAAAATAATATAACTGAAAGAATTGATTATGTCTACCAAACTTTAAAGGTAGATGAAACAATCAAAAAAATAATTGATGAGATAATAAACAAAGAAGATGTTTACGTATTGCTTATGAGACAACCTGTATTACATTTGCCTTCTACAATGCAATTCAAAATAGCTGGAGTGTACGATGGATTTGCAATACAAATGAATCAACTGGTATGGGAAGGATACAATGCAGATGCTGATGGTGATACAGTTGTCTTATTCTATCTTGATAGCAAAAATGATAAGTTTGATGTATCAAAACATTTATTTGTTCCACATGGAGGTTTAAATGTTAACATATTGTATGATTCACTAGCAGGATATGTTATAGCAATGTAAGCTAATTTTTTGCAAAAAAAATAAGAAATATAATAAAATCAAAATAACGATTACTTCGAGCATTTGATTTTCCTGAACCTAAGACGAACCCTCATTGATATAAATTTAGACAGATTTTTATTTGATCTTAAAGTAAAAAACTAATCCTCAATAAACTTATCCAGATAGGGCAATAATAATTGTTCTAATTTCTCTGGATCCTGATCTGCTAACTCCAATAATTTAAATTGATAATCTCTGTTGATTTTAAATTCTGTGTATATGCTTCTGTCAATCTTATCAATAACCTTGTTTATCAATAATGTTGATAAAATATCAAGCAAAGATACATACAACATTTTACTTACTTTTATGTTTTTTGTTTTGGTTATATGCTTGACATTATTCAAATCATTTAACTCATCAAACATACTTTCAACCCATTTTGCAATATTATCTCCGAGTAATTCATCAACAATTTTGATTAACTGTAGTTTATTGCTACGTATATCCAATTTTGTTACATTATATCTATCAATTGTTTTGTTGTAGATGGGAACTAGTATTGGTCTGTAATAAGTATATGGTGTTGTATCATGTGTTATACTTATGCCATACATTGTTAGCACATCATAAGAAGGATATAATCTATCTAAGCTTTTTGTTCCTAGTATATGGTATAATTTTATGTTTTTAAATCCGTTTGCTCTTAATAAACAGTAATGCAAGACATTATATGCTCCAATTGAAATTGGCTTTTTATGCATCCACCATGATGATCCAGTTGCTACATATTGAGCCATGTTTAAATTTGGAAGTTGATATATTTGCTTCCAATTTTGATAGACTATACTTGGTGAAAAATGTAATACGGTTATTATAAATTGTCTTTGAGTTTCATATTCCTTAAATCTTCTAGCAATTTCTGAGTATACATTGTATGATGCACTAATACTTGTTTGTTCATCTACAACATCATCTGCATTGTTAGCTCTGCATGCAGGAATATCCAAACTGAATACGAAGATTGGTTTGGATATGTTTTGTTGCTTGTATTGAGCATCTATATAGTCAATTAACTCAAAATAAACTTTAATATGGTTATCAATATCTTTTTTTGTTAGTTTACCTTTTATGTACTGAAATCCGCCACTGTCAATATAAATAGCTGCGTACGGTAATTTCTCAAGATTTTTAATAATTATTTTGAAGGTGTCTAAATTCACTTTACTTGTTAGATATGTTCCCAATGATATGAGATAACCAACTCCCAATTCTTTGAATACATTCTCAGGAACATACTTATCAAATAAACTCATATTGTGAGCATAAAATATTTTCGTATTCCAATTGTTTACAAAGCTGTTTAACAAATCCATAATCTATAATTTTAGTCATGTTGCTAGCCAGTAAAATTTTCCTCATTATCATTATTTATAAAGATTGTGTTCTTTATTCTCTCTTCAGTGAAAGTTTTAGGATCTGTTATACCCTTATCAACAAACAAATTAATCTTTTCTGTTTTTAACAATTCATTCAAATCCATACTGGAAGCAGATATGCCAAGTTGCTCTGAGTATTTAACCAATACATCAATCTTCTTTATGATAGCATTGTTTATGTTGTTTTCTCTATTGTTTATGCTGTCAAGCAATTCACTAAATATTCTAAGTTGATGTAAATCAAATGTAGATAGTTTCTCTTTGTTAAGAATTTGCTCTATACGATTTTGTAGTTGTTCAATAATCTTTTTTGTTTTACCGAGGTCTTGTTTTGCTTCGTTAATGTAGTTTATTATATGTTGTAGTTCATTCATGAAATTTTTGCTTATAATCCACTTTAAGAATGTGTTAGAAAACTGTCTAAATTTATATACAAGAAAAACCAATAGGAGGTGTAGCCATGAAGAAACTAAACCAAACCCAACAAACCCAAACCCAAGCCCAACAAACCCAACAAGCCCAGCAAGAAACCCAAGTCTACTTTGTCACATTTCCGAGCAAAGTTAGCAGAGAAAAAGCAAAAGAGATAATCACGGAATTGCGTAGGCGCTATCCATCACAAACAGCAATATTTATGCCAAAGCCACCCCCCGGAAAAAGAATATTACTTAATTTTGATGGGCTATTGGTAATCGTAACATTTCCCTATGTCAAGAAAAATCCCGAGCAAGAACAATCTCCTAAGCAAGCTCCCACTCAAGAAGGATTCAGTTTACGAGAGCTAATAAAGAACAAAACTTGACCCCCTCGCGGGGCTTTTTTTGCAAAAAAAACTATCCCTGATCTGCAAATGTGAATATAGACTTTGCTTTCTCAATAACTCTTTGGATTTCTGTTAAATAATCTATATCAGAATTAAATAGAGTATCTCTTAATTGTCCTCTTATCGCAGTTAATAATGGAATTCTCTCAGTAAATTCAAATGTAGCTCTTGCTACAGCTAACTCTACTTGTCCCGCCGTATATCTATGTCCTGTATCAATTTCAGTTAAATTGCATCCACCGAATACTTCTCCACCCCATATCTCCTGTAGGTCAGGAGACAATAAAACATATCCTATTACAGCAGTTCTCTCTCTGGGATCTATTGTATGTGGCATCCAACCTTTCTCAATAGATGTATCCAAATAATACTTCCATTTTAGCAAACTATTAACTACAAAATTGTATGCTGTATTCGCTCCTACTTTTTTGAAAACAGATAAATATTCAACAGTAAATTGCTCACCAATACCAGTTATAACTGGTTGTTCTATTCTAAGTGTATATACATCTTGTGTAGCAAATTGTTGAGGCCATTCCGGTAATGTTATTCTCTGAAATGTTTTAAATAAAACCTCGTTTAGATTGTTTTTTATTTCTATTGCTACTGGATTATTACCTGAACCTAACTTAAAAACATAAACAAACCCATATTGTCTGATTTTTGCAAAATCTGTTTCATCTCCTATGTCTCCAACACCAATAAGCCAACTAACCATATAAATAACATGCTCACATGTTATTGTAGTAGTTTTGTTATGTATATGCTACGAATGAATTTGAACCAATACTTCATGTTTGGTGTTATAGCATTTGCACCTGACACATGATCATCTACATTCAACGGAACAGACAAACTAGTTAAATTTATCAAATCAGGTGCTATTATTGATTCAACAAAACTAATTCTGTTTCCAACAAAGTTTCTATAATGCTGTTTTACAGGATAAATATAATATGTCGATAATGTTATACTATCTAAGTCTATGTTTAAGTCTCTAATTGTATTAGCTAAGTTTGCATAGGCGACACTGGCCGTAGATATTAAAACATCTATAGTTGGTTGATCAATATATGGCCAAGAACTAAAATTATAACTGTTGTAGCTTAAGTCCAATAAACGAGTTAAAACATAAGCATCAAGAACTATACTTTCATTTTTATATCCAAACAATCTAGCACCTGTTTTGAAATCTTTATCAACATTGTTTATTATTGTTAGTGCATTCTCTAGTAACTGATTTGTATCTGTATCCAATATGCGATCTACATTCTGATTATATAAATATCTTGTGGTGTATATGCTAGGTGAGAATTCATCGGTTAGCAGAGTTGTTGTACAATGATATAGTGTATCAATCTTATCTCCGAGAGCATTATATTTACTTTCGGCTACGATTTTATATCTTCTAATGTTGCTTGTATCATCATAAAATTCTATCACACAATCAAGAAAGGATTTGATACCAGGAAATATATTGAAGGTGTAATCATCTCTAGGGAATTTGCGTAGCAGCATCATTGTTGAATTATTATCATAGGATACAGTTGAATCAGAAATACGTAAAGGATTTGCAGCAATATTTGTATCAATTAAATAGATTGGAAAATCATCTATAGTTAGGTATTGTACACCTGTTAATGCATATGGAGATTGAACCATTCCAGTTTTTATTTCTGTTGAATTATCTACAACAGTATTATATAAACTATTTTCCAAAATATCTGCAACAGTTGGTAAATTAAGATTTAAATAGTCTCTGTTGGGAGATGCTGCTTGTATGTAAGGCATATAAAGTTTTGCAAACACTCTTTTAACATAGGGTAAGTAAGAGAGCAATAGCTCATAGTAATTCTGATAGTATCTGTGAGCTATAATCTTATCATCGGATAATCTTAATCTCTTAAGCATTCTCAAAGTGCTATCATAACAGCTAGCATCCTATAAAAAAATTATGATAGGAGATCATTAACACTAATGTTTTGTAAATCTAATTGATCTTGGAGTAAACTAATATCATCTTGAGCAATATCTTTTTGATTATCTTTCTCTACATTTGTAACAAGTTCAATAGGTGATGTCTCTTTCACAATCTCATTTCCAATTGTTTCCTTATTAGCTAAAATCTTTTCTAGATTATTGTTTATCTTTTCCATAGTTAAGTTTAACTTTTCCAACAATTTTATAATTGTATCCAATTGATTTGCTGACATATTGTTATTCGATTGATCACTATCAAGATTTGCTAGCAACTGATTTATTTTATTGACAATTACTGATGTGTCAACAACTATCCGATCAGTAAAATCTTTTACATTACCATCTTTATCTTTTGTTATTATAGTGAACATGTTTCCACTTTTAATCATTTTAAACATAACGTTTTTAATTGTAATTGGTAGTTCAAATGTTCCTACTTCTTTATTCATGAATTCAGCTAATTCAATAAACACATCTCTTATCGGTTTCTTGATTATATTTGCTCCGATGAAATTTATTGGTTTGAATTCTCTTATTTTTACACTAACAGATTCAACAATTTTTTCTTCGTACTGTCTTTCAGTTATACTACTCAATTCTTTGTTTAATGGAATAATATAAAACAATATTGCATAACCATATTTTGGTGATGGAATTAAATTGATAACGTAAATGTTCTTTGTAAAAGGGATTATAATCATATCACTAAATTTAGACAGATTGTAGAACGTATAAAAAAAATGTTTATCACATTAGAAATACACAATAAAATATTATACCATTACCATCTATCATATCAATCTCTTCCTTCGCAAGTATATGTATTAACATAGCGGCTAAATTTAAATTCTTTGGTTGTATTCTACTAGCATAATCATGTTCAGCTCTAATGATACATAAGTTTTCGCGTTCAATAACTATTAGGCCGTCTCTAGAAAAGTTCTCATAATATCTTCCTCGGTATAAACTTCGGTATAAATACAAGTTATATGTTAATCGTGTTCTGTAGTTATTTTTTAAGGAAAAGGTAATGTCAAATCTGTTACTATTGAAATTGAAATTGAGTGTATCAACATAATTTAACAAATGTATGATCGGTTTTCTCTTTTTTAAAATAATAGATTTTCTTTTTTGTTGCTTTATAATTTTAAAAGCTAAATCCATGACAGCAAAAGATAATAATCCATTCGTTTGATAACAAACATAATCATAATTATGACATGTAACATAAGAGGATTTAAATGCAAAGGTTAATTTATTGTCGTTTAACAAACATCTCATAGAAAAAAATTTAGATTGCTTTTAAGCTATGTAAGCTAACGATAACTTATCAGCGGTGTTTAGATTTTATTTTATAAGCATAAACTATAAATGCAAGACTTATACATTGGTCTCTTTAAGGGTAGATCTCTATTTTCCAGACTAATAAACTTTTGGACAAGATCAGATATTAGTCATGCAGGTATAATATTGGAATTGGAGTATCCGTATAAAACTATTGAAGTCTATCCAAATGGTAGTTTATGTAGGACATATTGGAATTATTTTACATTGCTTGATCATTCTGTTGATACTATTATAGAAGTATATAAATTAAGTGTTAGTGATCAGGAATATGATTATGCTATGAGATTTTATAACTATCTTGCAAAGAATAATGTGCCATATAATTGGTTTGGTGTTATTGGTTTTGTGCTACCTGTGTTTACTAGCAATGGTGGTTACTTTTGTTCAGAAGGTGTTGTTGAAGGATTGAAGTTTGGAGGTATATTGTCTGATGAAATTAAAGGTTGGAAAATAAATCCTGATATGCTAAAACAATTACTAACAACTATGAAAGCTGAACGCATAAAACTATTAAAAGTAGTTTATGATAAGAACAACAAACAAAAGACAATTATTGAATTACTCTAGCAACGTTTAAACAATGAAAATAGTAGATCACTCGGAGATATTAAACTTAGTTTATGTTTATACCTATAATAAAGAGAATGAATTGATGGATTATATAGTTACAACAAATGCAACATTGCCATCATTCTCTTACTTTCTATCTATGTTACTGGGCAAACAAATACTTGGTGTTTGGCCAGGAGAGGAAACAGACTTTTCTAGTTACAACTCTACAAATAGTGTGAATAATTTAGTTTGGTATTTAAGTTTAAGTCATACAGGATTTAATTCCTTTAGTTGTTTCTATAACCCTGTTTTTACTATACCAACAAGTTACTTATCAGATAATCCGTCTCGCAATAACATAATTCGTATTACTAGCAGTTCAGATCTAAAAATTGCAAGCAAAGTAAGATTTGTTGAACAATCAAGTGATTGTGGTAGCTATACCGCTACCATTGGAGGAATACAATTACTGTTTGATATAGATTACACAGAAGCAAATATAGATATCCAAGATTCATCATTTACAGGATATTGTGAAAGTGGTGGTAGAAGATACGTAGCTATAACTGAATTAGATTTGTTAGTGTCAATAAATGATCAAACTCCTAAGATGATAGCTTACACAACACTACCTGTTCCTGTTTATAAATATGATTTGAAAAGAATAGAAGTTATATGGACTGTTTGGTTTAAACCTTTCGCCCAATAATGTTTTTTTGCATCTAATCTAAATTTATGATCATGAACATAAAACGAAGATATGGAACAAGTCTGGATTCAGTTACAACAAATCCATTTGCTACATTACTACAAATTATAACACTATTGATAGTTAAAGATGAAAGTAAAATTCCTATTGTTTTTGAATCAATTAAGCAAAATATGCAAACAAGCATAGCCAGAATATTGTTAGCATACTATATTCTAACTAATCAAACTATCTTCAAAATTCTATACAAAGCAATTACAAATGAACAATTGGATTTAATTCCATACATATTAAAGTATGGATTGCAATATACTGATAGTGAGAAATTAATTGATCCTGAGATGTTGTTTAGAGCTTATCAGGAGAATATTGATTTTAGGAATCTTGAACAAAAACAAATAGATTTTGAACAACTAAAAGTTTTTGAGATTATAAGAGATAAATTACCCTATATTGATAGATTGGATGCTTGGCATATATATCTTTTATATGATTTGGATTTTGAAAAGTATTTGAAATCAACAAAAAAAGATATAAAAGTGCATTTACTTGATTGGACTAGTGGAAAAGTAGCAGTGTAATTTTTTATCGTGAGCTGCTCCACCTGGGAGCTTCCTGCTTCACAGAGGGCAGCATCCTCTCCTCTCCACAGGCTTAACTTCGGGCCGCTCCTAGGTCCCTTGATTATCGGGACGTAGATTAGTATAACCCAAAATAAGAACCCTGTCAAGTCCTTCGCAATTCATCTCCACCTTATAGAAGATGGAGACTTCTTGTGAGCTTAGGTTAACTACTTGATTATATCAAGTTCCAATCCAATATGATGTTGCTGTAGCTGGTCCTCTGTAATTTTGCAGAAATTCTGCAACACTCCCGCATTTTCTGAAAGCCTTGCTATTCCTTATTTTTTTGCTTTCTATGACTTTTTTAGATCTGGCAGATTATATTAACAATCATGCTTTATACCTCCTTTTGGAAGCCTGTGAAGTTAAGCTCAACAATTGCAACCCCTTAGCCATATCTGATTTTTATACTTCTTAGTTCTTCTAAAGTCTGTGCGTTTTTGATTGCTTGTTTCATTTGTTCGTTCCATTGCCTGATTGCTTGTCTTTGCTGAAGCTGTGTTGCGTATTTTTGCTTAAGCTGTTCTACATTTTCTGTATCTCCAAGCGCTTGCGCTTCTGCGATTTTAACAATCACATAATCAGTCGGTTCAAGCATGCTTGCTACATAACTTTTCAGTTCTGCGAGTTTCTTTTGCTTTTCCTCTGCGAGTTTTTCTGCCTCTGTTTTTAG